CTATCTCGCTCTCCTCCCTGTCGCTCTGCTTAATCATAGCCGTATCAATGTCATCCTCGTAAAGTCTCATGGCAACCTCAAGAGGTGTCGGGTCCTTACCGGACTTCCAGTTTCCGAAATGTCCGTAGAACACAATGATACCTATTGCAAGTCCGATTGAATAGCTTATCTCAAGAATCATCGGTCTGTCCGCCTGCTGCCCGTAGGCAAGCTCATATATCCTTAAAAACATATCCGACATACCCACATCATTATTATATGCCATAACCGCAAAGCCTCCCCCAAGCAGTGTTATAAGACATATAAAAAAAACCTTAATGAACTCTGCCGTCTTTGATTTGCCCTTGCCGTCCCTATGTTCAATAACAACATCCTGCTCACCCTCGCTCTCGACCGCCACCGAGGGAAATTCCTTGAGAATACATTCAATCACCTTCAACACACTCACGACATACCGCCTGTCGCTCCCCTCCTTGGCATGCAACACCTTTATAGCCTTTATCCGCGCCGTCACATGTTTGTCAGAGCTGTACACACCTGCAATATCTTTTACATATACATCCGGACTGTCCACACATACACTTTTGTTAAGTTTTAAATATACTGTCTGTTCCATTTTCAAACTTATCCCCCTGCATACTGTAAGCAGTGCTTACAGTACTGCCACCAATAAGTAGTTTGAAAATTCTATTTTCAAACTTATCCCCCTGCATACTGCAAGTACTTCTCTAAGACAGTATGTGTACTTTTTTAAAATATATTCTTTCTAAGCTTCTGCAAAATTTTCTTTTCAAGCCTGCTGACCTGAACCTGACTTATTCCAAGCTCATTGGCAACGGCAGACTGTGTCATCTCCTTAAAATATCTCAGTGAAATCAGCTTTCTCTCCGTCTCGTCAAGCTCCTCAAGAAGCTGCCTGAGCATTATCATGTCAAGCATTTTTTCCTGCTGTGGCAGACTGCCCTCTGAGGAGGACACATTATCGGCAGAGGTTATCTTATCGACAAGGTATATCTCGCTCCCGTCTCCCTGATACACTGTGCGGTATATCGACTCAACATCCGTGCCCGCGTCAAGTGCCATCACCACATCCTCGACTGACAGCTCCGTCGCCGCCGCAAGCTCCTCAACAGTTGCCTCCCTTCCGTTCTTAGACACAAGCTCGTCCGAAGCCCTCTTTATCCTGTAGCCGTTCTCCTTAATCGAACGGCTCACCTTAAGCATTCCGTCATCCCTCAAAAAACGCTTTATTTCGCCGGCTATCATAGGCACGGCATACAGTAAGTGCTAAAAATTCTTTAACTGAATTTCGATATTTCCATTGACTATTACAATTTTGTCAATTATAGTTTTAAGTATCAAGTTTTTCTGCTTCTTGTCGATGCTATCCCAAACATCGGCAAGTTTTTTTATTTCGTCGTATACGATAGCATTCTTCTGCCTTGCTGAAAAGTTCTTCCGTTCTTCTGCAATGTTCTCCTTAATCGCAGATATATTTCCTTCAAGCTCCTTAATCATGCTCAGTACTGCGTCGTTCCCATCAGCATACAAGCCATAAAGCCTTTTCAATTTTGTCTGCTCCTTGTCAAGCTGTGACTGCATAATGTCAAGCTTTGTTTCCTTTTCCTTAGGCTTGTACGATGATAAGTCAAGCGATATTTTGAGCATTTCTCTCTCGACTTGCTCCTCTATATCATCCGCCCATTCAAGCGAATTATTGCAGTCCGGGTTGTGGTTCGGCAAATAAGACATGGACTTGTTCCTTGACATGCAATATATCTTGTGCTTTCCATGTGTCCACTTCTGATACCTCATAGCGCATCCGCACACACCACAGTAACACAGCCCGGTCAATAAGTTCGGTTCAGTTATACAGCTTGCCTTATTAAGACTTCGGGATTTCCTCAACTGCTGCGCAAGCTCAAACAGCTCTTTATCAAAAATAGGCTCATGTAAACCTTGATATATCTTGCCTTTGTATGGTATCATACCGATATTTACCGGGCTTGTGAGTATCTGCCGGACAACTTTCTCGCCTTTATATCCACATATTTTGCAAATTTTTATATCCGAATATCCTTTGATGTACAATTCAAGACCTTTTCTTGCTTGTTCTGCGCGTTCTGGGATAGGTATTAATATACCTTGGTCTTTGCTATAAGAATAGCAATAAGGCGTATTACCGCCACCCGGCCAGTAGCCTTGTTTTACTCTTTCCAACATGCCACCACGCATACGCAACATCATTGTATTCTTATCAAGCTGCGCAAAAACCGCCATCATCTGCGTATAAGCTTGCTCCATAGGGCTATTATAACTCACACTGTCATGCACACATTTAAAGATTACGTTGTTTGGCTGAAAAATCCTTTCGATCATGTACAATCCATCAATCATACTTCTTGAGATTCTGTCAAGTTTAAATGCGACAACGCATTTCACTTTCTTCTTTCCGCAATCAGAAATCAGCCTTTGTAGTTCCGGGCGGTTCATATTTGCCCCAGTGTAGCCATCGTCAACATACCAATCTGTCACAATCAGCTCATTCTTGGAGCAGTAGTCAAGAATATCTCTTTTTTGGCTTTCTAGTCCGTTACCTTCTTCGACTTGCTTCTCTGTTGATACTCTCATGTACGCAACACATTCCATTGTTTAACCTCCTCTTAAAAAAGAATGTGCCGTACTTATCGCGTTACGGCACATTCTACTCCTATGCTTACTGATTGTCAATTATTGATGCAATCAGCTCTTTTGTCTTGTCCGGCAATTTGATTTCACCTGCCTTGATTTCCTTGCCATTCTGTGTCACAACCACCATGATTACCCCTCCAATCTGCTGATTTTTGACATTATTTTACTTATTCTTCTATTCACAGTTCGATTGCACACGGATACTTGTTGTGCAATCTCTGTGATGGTTTTCCCTTTAGTTAGAAGTTTAAACACTTCTAGCTCTTCCTCTGTAAAATTGGCGTTGTTGCTAATACGTTCAAGCTCTGGCTTAGTCAGCTTTGACAGCTTCATAAGCCGTTATCCTCCTTGTAAATTAATCAGCAAGTTCTAATACAATTTGTATTGCCTGTTCTGCATCTTCTTCACACTCAATAGACATACCCGTAAGTTCTTCAAGCCTCTCAATATTCTCATCTGATAATTCAATTATCATTTTCCACCTCCTACATTTCATCACATTCCAGCATGTCTACGCTCACACCAAAGTATAAAGCAATCTTATTCAACGTCCGTTGACGTGGGTACGCTTTCCGCGTTAAATAATTGCTTATCTGTGCCTGCGTCACGCCTAATTCACTGGCAAGTTTAAACTGTGACACCTTTTGCCTTGCCATAAGAACTCTTAAATTATCAGCAAACCTTGTCACGTTACATCTCCTTTTCGGCAACTTTATAACTGTTGCTATACTTCTTCCATTTGATTTTACATTCGTCACACAGGCAAGAATTTTCCGCGTGCGGTACTTTCCCGCACATGGTACATAGTCCTTGGGCTTTTAGTTGCTTTCGTCGTGCCATAATTTCGTCCGATTTCTTTCGCCCACACAATTCGCAAGTAACTCTGCCCGGACGTGCTTTTCTTGTCTTGCATATTGTACATAGCCCTGCCTTTGATGCCATTCTCCTTGCGTATTTAGCCATTTCGCTGTCAGATTTCAGACATTTTTCACATTTAAAAAAATTATAATCATCTGGCAACTTAGCTCCACAGTATGTACATTCGTGATTTGCCTTGCGTCTCTTATATGTATCGTTAGCCGACATTTGAACTGTCTCCCTTCTGTATTATTTTTCGTTCCATCGTCTTGAACTGTTCATCTGTATATCCTCTTTGCGAGAAGCGGTTAAACGTGTTCTTAGTCCTTGGTGTTGAGCTTTGGGTTATGCTCATATCTGCCATCTTAGCCGGGTCATCTGTGTAGGCTCCGTTAGGCTTAACGCCTATCTGTGATTTCTCTTCCGTGTATAGTGTAGGCTTATATCTGTCCTTAGGTATGGTGTTATGTAGCCGCCAATGCTTAATTACAATGACATTAGAGTTAGGGAATGTCAGAATATACCGCTTGTCAATTAACATCTGCAAGTCCTCACTTGACGCTTGACATTCCCTTGCAATCCTCTTAGGTGCATCCACGAAGCCGTCATCATCTGCTCTCATGCACAAGTGGAAGAACAAACCCTGCGCCGATATTGGCATATCAAGGAACGCATCCGAATCTATTAACTTTTTACTGAACATTCTCTTGTCTGCCATCGCTTAATCTCCTTTTTCGTTTGATTTTATTCCTTTGATACAGTGCACAAATAGTCCATATACCCCATAGACTGATTAAGAACATACACCGATACAGCATTTGTAAGTCTTTCAATAAGTTCTCCACTATCTTTGTTTAAATTGTAAGCATTTCTTACAACTTCACCAATCTGCGTATACTGTGCTTTACCTTGGCTATTTATCCAAGCTGTCAAGTCCATAACAGATTTATTCGCAATCTTCTTACATAAAAAGTCTGTTAATTCAAATTGTCCGTCCTGTGTCATACTGTATCCCCTATAAAATCACTTAATCTCATTTGTGCCATTTCGGTATCTAACCTCTGCTTTGATACCCTGTAATAGTATTCGTCAAGCTCAAATCCAACGAATTTATGGTTAGTGTTATAGCAAGCTATCAGACTGCTTGCACTGCCTACATGAGTATCAAGTATAATGTCATTAGGCTTTGCATATTTGCTTAATAACCATTCATATAGTGCGATAGGCTTCTGCGTTGGGTGTATGCGGTTTTTATTGAATGGAGCATACTTAAAAATCCTTGCGCCATCGTCAAAAGAAGTCCACGCAAACTCACACTCACTAAAACTTCTACCATACATTCCCTCTGCTTTATCCCATATCAGAAAACATCTTGTAGGAGGGAGATTGAAATAATTACCGCCCCAAATAATCTGCTCTTTCGACACTCTGACCAATTCGTCAAAATATACAGTTGCCGGTTTCTGCTTATCCCAATCGCTCTTTACCCATTTTCTATTTTCTTTCTTAGAACATCTAATAGATGTACCCAATCCCATATTCATGTTTGCAATATCCAAGCCGTATGGTGGGTCTACAATCGCAAGGTCAAAATATTTGTCTGGAAATTCTTTCATCCCTTGCATACAATCCATGTTGTAATATCCAAAATCTAACATTTGCGCTCCTTTATAAAAAATCACTTATATTCATTTGACTGTCCTTTTCAAATATAAGCATTTCATTCTTTGCACGCTCATAAAAGTTTCTGTCAATCTCAAATCCGTATGCACTTCTGTCAAGTTCTGCGGCGGCTCTTAGCGTGCTGCCGCTACCGCAACAAAGGTCAATAACTACGTCTCCCTCGTCTGTAAAAATCTCAATCAGCTTTTTAAGAACTGCTACAGGCTTTTGTGCTGGATGAATTTTGGGTATGTCTTTTCCATCTTTCTCCCAGTTAAACCAGTTAAATACCATATGTCCTGTGCCTCTGATATTCTTTCCGTTTTCATCAATCTGTAAGCCGTTTCTGAACTTTGGCAACTTATTTCGGTACAGTACAAGTGCATATTCCGTAGCACCAACGATACGCATATTTGCTTTAAGTACCTGTGGACTGTAATTTTTACAGAATACAAGCGGTATGTAATTAACGAATCCGTGTTTCTTCGCCGCAGCAATCAATGTTGACAACTGTTCAAATGCACAAAACACAATCATGCAAGGACTGTTACTACTTCTGCCCCTTGCGATAGGCTTTGTATCCTCTTTTTTCAACATCTTTGAACAAAAATGGAAGTATTCATACAGATTGAAATTAAAATCTGAATTGAAAGCTGCTTTCTTCGCAAATTTGCTCTCTCCGTTCTTGTTGTCGCCGCCGTTGTACCACATAGGGTTACTGCCATAGAAGTTGTTTCCGACATTATAAGGAACATCGGCTATAATCAACTGTGCTGGCGGTATTGCATATTTCTTGTAATTCTGCATTGAATCACGATATATCTCACATTTAATCTTCTTTTTATACATTTTAAATCCACCAAAAGGAAACCTCGGTTTTATGTGCGCACAACCTATTCCTTTCTTTGATTTCTAGTTAATTGTTATATCTCTTTCTTAATGTGTTCTGCACCTTATTCATTCCTTTAATGCCACCGACAATAAAAGCTATCTCTGCTCTATTTTCCGTTGCTTTTGTTTCTGCTTCCATATCGTGCAGTCCATATTCTGTCTGAATGATTTCGTTTGCGGTAATTCTTTTCAAAATTTCTTCACATTTCTTTTTACTTAAAATCTTCATTCTGCTTCGCTCTCCTTGTAACTGTCCTCGTTCATCAGTTCCTTAAACTTCATTTCCCCAACAGTCCCATCCATCTCTTGCATTCCTTGCAAACATTTCAAATTTTGTTGCATTAGGAAACATATTCTCAAGCATTTCATAAGCACAAACTGGCTTCTTGCTATGCTTAGTAGATGGCTCTCTTAAAACAGTTGTGTATTTCCCTCTCATATCATCGCAAGGCATAAGAATATTACCTTTCTTATAAAACCAAAGAAGATACTCGTGAGAAAATCTAACTGTAAAAGCAGGAGCAATGCCATTTTCTTTATCCCAAATCATTCTTGCATGAAGTTCATAGCCAAGCCCTTTCATCATCTGCTCTGTTTCATGAAGATATTTATCTATTGTCCACATAAAAACATTGTGTTTTTCTTCGCAAAGATTTTCAAATATATACTTATGTATTATCCTAATGTCAAACATATCAAGTGTTGGATAATCTAATTCATTTCCTTGATTCGGCCTGCATTTTCTCTTTCCACCTTTGTTTTGTTTCCAAGGCGGGTCTGTGTAAATCAAATCATATTTATTCTTTGTGTTAAAAATATCAATCTTCATTTTCTACACCGCCATTCATTAAAAACTTAAACTTCTCATACTGTTTCTGCGATACCTTGTTGTGCTGCTTATCTTCTCTCAATTCAATTTTAAGGTGTTTTTCTGCGATAGAGGATAATTGTCTCGCTAACACTTTTTTGCCTTGTTGTATGCCCTCGCGATAACCTTTAGCTGGGCGGTAATCATCTATCTGTGCCTTGCCCTCACCTTGCGAACCGCTAGTCTTGTTACGGAGCTGATAGCCGTTGTCGGCATAAGTCTTAATGTAGTGCTGTTCCCACTTGTCAAGCTCATTCTGTGGGTAATGCAAGAACCCTATCTTCCAACCATAAGGATTCTCGCTAAAATCATATAAACCATGTTTTTTCATGCTGAGGTCTATATGTTGAAACCCAACAAGATGTTGTGCCAGTCTGGTCAAGATATGTACTGCCTGTCCGATGTAAGCGTATTTGAAGCAATTCTCATCAACTCTTGTCAAAAAATAGATGCCACTCTTCTCGTCAAGCTTGGGATTGACCTTTAACAGTCTTTTCTTATTTTCCTGCTCTATCGCCTTGGCTCTTGCTATGTTCTGATTATTCAAGGATTATCACCTACCTTTAATTGCCTTGCTACTTTGTCAATCTCTTCCTCTTCTAAAATTGTAAAAGCGTACAGCCCTTTTATAGACTTTACAGTGTCATCGACAGCCTTATTGTAAATGTCTTTAAGCAAAACCACTCCATCATTTTGCTCGTATTCTCTAAGCCGTTTTAAACTCTTTGCAATATCAACAAAAGTCTGTGGCTCAGCTTTGAGCTTGATGCTCTTGCTTTTCTCTTCACAAAAAGCTATCTGCTCATCAATCGTCATCTTCTTTCCCCTTCTTATCAAATATATTGCCTACGTATTCCAATACGTTCACGGAATTTAGTCCTAACATTAAGTTGTAATCACTCATGTTGACCACAATATCATCAACGCGTATCGGCTTACCTACCGTATTAAATGAAATTGCATTAACAATGTCGTTATCAAAAACTGGCTTGCCATTCTTATCTTTCATGCCTGCGCATTGACAGATTGTAGACGGGTCTACTTCAATCATGTTAGGAATATCATTTGTCATTCCCCAAAGAATATATCTCTTTTCCCAAATGCCGTATAAATAGCCTTGTATCCATTCTCCGTTATCAATCCTCTTTGCCTTAAATAAGTATCTATCTTCCATTTGATTTACCTCCAACCAATGTCCCTTAAAATCGTCCGTTGTTATTGTTATAACCATGTTCTTGTACCTAAGTTCAACTTTATCGCCTTTATAGACATAATCCCATTTCTGCTGCGGATGGCAATAGATATAACACTGATAAAGCGTGCCAAACCTATACATAACTCCGTTTTTAGGTCTAGCTTTCATTTGCTATACCTGCCTTTACTATCTCGATTGCCTTATCATAAGCAATTAGCTGACCTAATTCTTTCGGTTTATCTTTTATGATGTCATCAAGGATTCTGTTTACAGGGACTTGACTTTTTAATTCTTCCAGCTGTTCCGCAACCTTATCCACATCATAGGCGGTCGGCTGTGCATCCACAAAATCAAGAATCGCTTTCATCTGACTTTTATTGTAATGCTGTCCTAAAAAATTCAGCTTATCCGCATCAATCAGTCTCATCGTTCGCCCTCTTGTTCCATGCTTCTATGGTTCTTTTCTTACACTCCTCGATATTCTCCATAGTGTCATCATCTTTATTTATGTCCGGGCAAAATCCCTCTGTTCGTGCTCCACATTCGCATGCGCACCAAATGGTAAAACCGTAAGATTTTATAACTGCTTTAATTTTTGCTTCTCTGCCACAAAACGGGCATGGTTTAAGTTCTTCGCTCATTTTTTATCTTCCTTTCTTTCATCAATACACTTTCTGACCGCACCCACAATATCCTGGATAAGGCATTAGGTTATGACACTTCGGGCAGAAATATTTCCCCTCAATGAGTTCTCTGGAAATCGCTGTCTGCTTTTCCACCGCCGCCCGGCATTCTTCCACTGTTCCGATCGTGCGGTATTGACGCCAATCACTTAATGCTTCAAAATAATTGCTTTTCATATCCTGTAATTCTTCCGGTGTGCCGATTGCGCGGTACTGTTGTACTTCTTCAAGTGCCTGTATTGCCGCATCTAAAGCCTCGGCTCTCTTTTGCGGGATGATACCACCTCTCGGTCTTATTTCATGTAATTCCTTAATTGCTTTGCTCTCTATCATGAAACCACCTTCCTACTCTTGTTAATTCTTGTAGTCTTACGCTTCTTCTTGCTCCCCACATATCTGCTGCCGCCTGTTGGCTTGCCATAAATAAATGCACTCATGCTACCATTCTTAGACTTCATCTTTTCTACCTCCCAGTGCTTCAATTGCCATGTTAATAGCTTCAATTCTTTTTTTGTTTATCATTGTAAGCTCTCTTTTCTTCGCTTCACTCAATCCCAAGTAATCGCTGTTGTATACTGCTATTGTATTGATTAGTAGTTTTTGTTCATCGCGAAGAATTTCAATTGCTTCCTGAACACCCAAATTATCCCCTCCTAGTTCAATCGCCAAAATTATATTCCTTTAGTCGCTTGCTTTTCTCGTACACTGTACATTCATCACCTCCCGGACACGGTCTTCTGTGTCCAGTTATCAATATGTACTGGCAGAACCTGTCGCCACCCTCAAAGCTTATACGGCAACTGTATTTACATGTGCTACATTTCTTTTGTTTCGACATGCTGTCTCATCTCCTTAGTTGAACGGTAAGCCCTCATCCTCTACACCCAATGGCAAATTCATGAAGCCGTCACTTGCCATTGCTGGAGCAGACATATTCGAAGCCGGCTGGCTTGAACTGCTGCCGGTGCTGTTCTTGCTCTCTGCGAACTCGCACTCCTCAATAACGACATCTGTTGTGTAGACTTTCTGTCCGTCCTTGTTGGTATAACTGCCAGTCTGAATACGTCCGACAACCGCTATCTTAGTACCCTGATGCAAGTATCGTTCAATGAACTCCGCTGTCTTGCCAAACGCTATGCAGTTGATAAAATCTGCTGTCTGCTGTTCGCCATCCTTCTTGAATCTCCTGTCAACCGCAAGTGTAAGCCTTGCTGTTGTAGTGTTGGTTGCAACGCTTGTTCTGATTTCCGGGTCTCTCGTTAATCTTCCCATTAAAATCACTTTATTAATAAGTCATTCCACCTTTCTTTAATTCATACCTTTTTAACATGTGATATCTTGCATGTTCTTTAAATGTCATAAGTTTTAAGTTTTCTTTTCTATTATCATCTCTAATGCCATTGATATGATGTACTACTTCATCATCTTTTAGTTGCCTACCTATTAAGCATTCCATAATCAGGTCGTGTTCCATTACATATCCGTCAATCGTTGATTTTGGATGGTCTGGAAAATATATAGATATGTATCCGTCTGCTCTCTTTTTTCTATGCCCTATGCCGTGAATTTTCTTGCTTTCAGACATTTTCCTTCTTGTTTCTTTTGAAACAGCCTTGCCTTTGTGTGCTTTGCTTATAGCTTTTCTTGCAGATTCAGGATACTCCCACCCGTTTTGTTTTAATCTATTAAGGCATTCTTTTGTGGTTCTTGATTCTATATTAAATTTTTTCATATAGTTATATACAGAACCAACTGCAACACCTAATTCATCGGCTATTTTATGCATAGGTTTGCCACGCACTACATAAAGTTCATACAGAACCTCTTTGGTTATTAAATTCATTATTATTTCACGCTTTCTTTGTCTTATCTCCTTTTCTTATCCCATTTTTCATGAGCTTCTTGTTCTCCCGATACAAAAATCTCATGCTATCCTTTTCGCTCTCGATTATTCGAGTTGCATTAGTTTTGCGGTTGTTTGCTGCTTCCGCTTGGTACTTCTCGCATTTATCGTGGTACGCCCCACAACCTCTGTTAGGGCAGTCTCGACAACATCTCATTCGTCTAGCTCCTTACGCTGATTTCCTCCGCTTCTGATGCTACGTCAAGTGGTGACTGTAACCATTCAAACCAATCGGTAAGCATTGGTAAATCGTTGTCGTTTAGTGCTAAATCGTGAACAGCTAAAAACTCTGCTAGCTCTTCATCCGACATATCCCTTACCCTGTCGGCGTTGGTTGTTGTGAATTTAGATGAAGTAATCTCCATTGTTACATCCGTAATAAGCCCATCCCCATAACCATCTAACTTTACAGATTCAATACTGCCGGCAAAATTGCCATTTAGAGATAAATTCAACATTCTTGGTTTTCCTGTAGCACCATATCTATTTTCTTTTGTATCAAGAATTTTTATCAAATCACTAACTGTTAAAATTTTCACTTTTCTCATTCCTCTCCTCTCTATCACTTTCCACAAGTTCAAAACACTCATCACGCCATTTCAATACATTATCAATATTGAATGAACTGTAACCTACATGGTAATAATATTCGCCGACTTTTTTGTACTTGATTTCGTAATATGGCTTGTTGTCTATCATCCTTACGATAATTTCCAGAGATGTAACTTTGTTTTTTGTATCATCATTTTCTGAAACTTTGCTATCACATCTGCAACAAGGCTCGTTATCTCTTGAATTGCTGTTGTGCTGGCAGTTGTAAGAAATCTTTTCTTCACTATCATCAAATGCTTTTAAAAACATTTCAGCAATTTCCTTCTCGTATCTACCACACATACCTTTACAATCAATATCCGCAATAACCCTTGAAAAGAAATCTTTGAATTTGTCGGCAATATAATCTCCTGTGAAATCTTTAGGTATGTCAATTACTACTTTCATTTTCTCCACCTCTCAATTCTTTAAGTTTCTCTTCTGCTTTTTCTTTTGTAGAAAAATACTTGCAATTTTCCTTGTCAATGCTTTCAATCTCGTGTATCGCAAGCTCCCTTATAGACCTTTTCATAACCATTGCATACTTAGGCTCGTTTATATCAACAATGTAATACACATATTTGCAAGGTAATTTGATAAGTCTGCCCTGTTCTTCTAAGTGCTCGTATTCTTTAAGTTTCTTCTGAACGGCTAGCAGATAGGCATTTTCGCACTCTTCAACCTTATCCTTGAACGAATATATATTATCAACTAATCTCTCCATCTCTGCTCCTTTCTAAAACGGACACACACTTTTATTTTTAAGCGTCTTAATCGTCTTCGTCATAAATCTTGACACCTAACTTTTCACCAAGCCAGTCAAGTCCTTTTCTCGTCAGCCAGTACATAGCTCCGCCATATCTATCTTTCTTACCTCTGCGTGCATAACCGCTTTCGCGCATTTCATTCCATATCTTGCAATCATCAGCACTTGCGTCATAGTAGTTTCTGTATGGTTTGTAAAAAGATTTTCCATGTCGTCTGTATGGCTTCTTATAATCTAATCCGATTGCGTGCCTTGCTAATGATACGCAATATTCTTCATTTAAAATGGCGGTTCATCTCCTTTCCTTAAAATCCAACTCTTACCCTGTTCTGCAACGTCCACATTCGCCCCATTTACGGCATTTTTCATCTTGGCGATAAAACTATCCTTATCAGCATTTTCATTCGATAAATGGCACATTATGACGTTCTGCAAGCTGCCTGAATCGTTAGCCTTGACAAAATCGCAAGCGGTATCAATGGATAAATGACCTCTGAAAACGTGGTTGGCTTTCGGATTGTCGGTATCGACTAAATCCTTATCATAGTTCACGCCTAGCAGAATGTGGTTTATGCCCTTAAAACGCCACTTAATCAGCTCTGTATCGGTTATGTAAAGTAACTTACCCATTTCCTTATGTGCTATCAGAAATCCGTAACAAGGGCATTCTGTTCCGTCTGCGTTAGTGTGTGTCCAATGATTATCTATCGTTGTTAGTGCAAATGCTTGTATCATAAATCCACCATATTTCATTGCATCACGATACTTGTTAGGATTTGTATATGGTGTGAATACAGGTATTCCCATAGATTTAAAATCGTTTAATGACTTGCTATGGTCTAGAGGTGGGTGTGACTTATAATCACACCCTTTATCCCCCTTATATTCCAGTTCAAGCCTTTTTTAATCTCCTTAATCGGTATTCCGCAATCAAGGACAAGTGTTTCTCCTTTATCTGCCTGCAACAGATAGCAGTTGCCACTACTGCCACTTGCCAAACATTTGAGCTGCATCATTCAGTTCCTCCTTGTTTTTTTTTATTATTTCCACGACAATAGGTCTTAGTTCAGCAGATTGTTTGCAGTACCAATTATCAACATTGTATCTAAGATACCTTATGTAAGCACCTATGCTTCCTTTGTCTTCGCAGTACGGATTTTGCTTAACAGCTTCTTGAAGTTTCATCATCCACACCCACTGTCATAACTGCTGGATTTACAACTCCGTCTCCGTCATATCCATACTCTTTGTTGTGCCACTTCCTCAAATACTCTCCGTATTCCCAGCACTGTGAAAGAATACTAACTGCACATCCGTACATAAATCCTGTTATGCCCTCTTTATCTGCTTCGTGGCTTAATCTGTCTGCATTATCAACAAAACACTTCATAACATCATTACTCTTGTCAATTTCTGCTTCTAGCAGTTCAGCCCACCTTTCAGCATAAGTGAAGCAAGCTCTACCGTATCTGTCGCTATTCTTGTCGTACCAATCCTTGTATTCTTTCTCTTTACCTTTAATAATCTTCATACTCACACCTCGATTTCATCATCCTGCGGAAACTGAAAGACATTCATATCGCAATAAGCGTTATAATGTTTTATCATTTCATCAGTAGTAAGTGCCTTTTCCATATATTCAGCAGTACCACTTGCAAGAACTTTCATTACTTCCAATTTCCCATATTTTTCCCTCAGCATTTCCATAGCCTTAATAGCCTTTGCTTCGGTGGAGTACTCCGCAAGTGCCTGTGAATCGGTAATCAAGTTGCTGTTAAAGAAGTAAATCTTCTTGTTAAGTTTGATAACCGCCACATGCTCGTATGGCACATCTGTTGTTCCGTCCTGACTAATTATTCTCATGCTTGCCCTCCATGATTTCCTTTAAAACTGCACCAAAATCGCTATCGGTAGCGGTAGAGCACTTATCAGGGCATCCAATAGCCTCATTCAGTATTATATTAAAGAGTTGCTTATCACCATGGAGCACTTTTTCATATATCGCTTCGGTTAGAGTTCCCCAATCGGCTATAATTTCCGCACCCTTACCGTCAATCATTACTATTCCCTTGTTACTAGTAATCATATAACCTCCTATTCTGCCGTCATAAATAGCGGTAACTCCGTGTGCTCTGTTGACTGCTCCTTGGTTGCTTCTATCGCCGTTGCACTGGAATTATCTTCTATGAACTCAACTGTATTAGAGTTCTCGTCAATCTCAGCCTGTGCAAGCTGATAAACTTCGTCCATTTCAACCTGTGCCTGTCTTGCCATTGGGTCATAATTCTTAGGGTATTTCCTCGTTGCATTGTTGCACATTTTTCTCTGTATCATGCTTTCGGGTGTATCAAGCCAAGCACCGCTGATAAATGGTTTTGCAATTTCACATTCAAGCATTTTATCAACCGTCTTGCACATTCTAAGAGCGTTAAGAACTTCATCTTTTTTTGTTTTAATTTCGTCCTTCTGCTTTACCGTAGCCTTATATCTGTCCTCGCAAACCCCAAAAGTAGCATTCATCATATTCTGCTTAACATGTGCCAACAGATTAACCTTAACGCTGTCTCTGTCCGCGGAAAGATAAGTTACTGTTCCGTCCATCAGCTTAACAGGGTACACAACTCTTACCGCCTTATCCGAAACACCGTTCTCCTCCCACTCAGGTTCCGTCACGGTAAGCCCCTTGTGTTTAGGTGGTATGTATTTATCTCCCTCTTTGATTATCCAATATGGATAAACCTGCTTAACGTCCTTGCCGAAGTTAGTTAAAAGCGAATCATATCCGCCGCCTTCAATTCCCATTTCAACCTGTTGCTGCCATATATCCTTGCCTGTCTGCAGGTCGGTGCCTATCTTCACATTCCGCAACTGGAAGTAACATTCTCTCGGATATGCGCTTGCGTTAAGTTTAAGGCTTGCGCAACGCTTAACAATGCCTCTCAAATTGCTTGTATCAAGGCTAACCATATTAACCTTAGGATTGCTCTTAACAAGGTTAAAAATGCTTGTCATTGCTTCCATAGCACACTCTTTTGCATAATCATCCATATTCATTCCGCAAGACTTGTAATCATCAATGATAAGACCTGTGATTGCATTACTCCATTCACTCAATGATGTTGTAAATGCTTTTTTCTCTGCTACTGCTGTTGTTTCTGCCATAATTAGTTTTCCTCGCTTTCTTATATTGCGTTAAAGGTCTGCACTGCGAACAGCTCATTTGCTGTCTGCTTGTGAACTGAATTGCCAATCTTCACAAGCCACCAACCGCCATCATTTTCGAGCGTTACCTTAGATGCACCAATATACTTTTCCTTAATTACCTTGTTCTTTCTCATTTTCTATCCCTCCATAATCTTTAAATTCTTATAATTGCTGTCCACAATGAGCATAATTGCCTGTCCGTCAACCATCTGTGCAACCTTGCTCTGATTGCTCTCATCAAGGCTCTCCGCATCATCAAGCCATACTGGGCAAGTAATGCCGCTAATCTTCTGAATTGAGTTGCAAATATCAACCCTGCCTAAAATCCTGTTACCCTTGTTGCTCATAGTTGTTAAAATACTCTTTTCGTCAACTGTAGGTATGCAACAACTCTTGTAATTGCCATTCTTGGCATATTCAAATAACTGCCACTTAACTAACCCAAAATGGCTGTTTACTGCTTCTGTCAAGGCTTCATTCTTCGCTTTGTCAAGTTCGTCAAGTAAATCAAGGATTTTCTCTGCGTTAGTCTTGCTCTGCTCCATATCTCTCCGCCGATTGTGTAACTCTTCCAACCTTTCTTCTTCCATTGCGGTATTGCTTGCTGCAATCTCGGCTTCGCAATCGGACAACTGCTGCCTAAGCTCACTTTCCTGCGCCTTTAATTCTGCCTTAACCGCCGAAATATCATTAGCCTTGTGCATAGCCTGTTCCTTTTCGGCAATCTGCTGTTCAAGTGCCTTGTATTCTTCTGTAGCCGTCACATCAATTTCCTGTGGCAACTCCGATAACTGCTCTGTAAGGACTTCAATAGCCGTATTCAGCATACCAAGGCTTTCCTTGTGCTCTGGTAACTCTGCTTCGAGGTCTGCAAGTGTTTTCTTCTCCTTGCTCAATCTGTCTGCGTAAAGGTTTCCGTTATCGGTGATAGCCTTTAGCGTGTCAGCCTTGTGTTTCTTGAAGCCGGCTCTTAACTGCTCTTTTTTATCCTCGCTGTATTCATTGCCGCAGTAAGGGCAAATAAGGCTGTTCTCATCAAACTGGCGGTTATTCTCCTCCGTCCACTTCTTGCGTTCCGCATTGAGATATCCAGTTATGTTCTCAATAGTCTGCTTCGACAATTCAATGCAGTGCTCTGTCTCGCTGATAGTCTTTTCTGTCTGCCTAACAAGAAACTGCTTATCAGAAATCTTGCCCTCAATCTCTCTCCTAGCCTTAATATTGTCCTCGTTAGCCTTGCGTGATAAGTCTCCCTGCTTAAACTTCAAATCAAGAATATCTGAACTAGCCTTGTCATATTCAGCCATCAGCTTGTCATTGTCGGTCTGCTTTGCTATGCAGTCCTCAATCTGTACTTTAAGGCTGTTCTTCTGTAATTCAAGGTCAGATACTTCAATAGCCTGTTTGAGCTGTATATCTCTTTCCTTTTCCTTAATCTGTCCGTCAAGAATAGGCAAATCCTTTGTAATCCTGCTCTTGGTAGCTTTATTCATAGCGGATAATTCTTCAACTGTATACTTATTAAGTAAAGGAACTAACTCGGCTAATTCAGCTTTCTGCGAAGCTATATTAAGGTCTGTAACATTGCCTACAAGCCCAAATAAGTACTCACGCATTTCAGCCGGCTTCTGACTGAGAAATGCGTTCACATTACTGCACATCTTAAATACATTCATATCCACATCAAGATATGCGTTGAAATCCTTTAATGTCTTAGGCACATCATTGATGAAATACTTGTTATCGTCCTTGTATGAACTGCCGTCCTTGCTGTATGTACGCTTCTGAACCTTTCTCAATGTAATTTCCTTGCCATCGGCATCAAGTGTAAGTGTTACCGCCGTATCCATATCATCAACGGATTTTCCGTCAACCTCTCGTCTTACAACCGGATTATCCTTCAACTCATAATCACAGTTAAACAAGCACCACAGATAAGCCGTTACAATGCTCGACTTGCCCCTGCCATTCTCGGCAAGTATCTTTGTCAACTGAAAGAAATTGAACTCTGTGTCTACATAACACATGAAGTTCTCCAATCTCATTCCCAATAGCTTAATCTCCATTTTTATTCCTCCTCGCTCACGGCTGCTGTAATCTTGCCGCCCTCAATAATCACTCCCATTTTCTCTGCTTCGCATACAATAGCCAGCTCTTTTACCGCTAATGCGTTTAAGTCTGTAATAACCATCACGTTTTACCCCCTTTTAAATTTGTCTATGATTTTCTTCTTGCTTCCGTCTTTACCCACAAGATACAAATAAAACTCTGTTTCCTTTTCCAGCATCCAGTCACTTGCATTAAGCCTGTGCGACGATACAATAACTTTCTGCTTATACGTCAATTTTTTTGGCTGTTTCACTCCCTTATCCTCACTCTCCAATCTTCCCAAACTCCGAACCGTAAAGCGTCCTCATGCCGCTCAAAATAAATGTCAATCTTGTTGCCCTTAATGGCGCCGCCGCAGTCCTCAGCAATAAATGTTCCGATACCTTCAATGTCAACCAGTGAGCCGTAAGGAATAACCGCAGGGTCAACCGCTATGGTAACGCCCTCAATGGCGTAAGCTCCTGTTGCAGTTATTCGGTCATTCTTTCCACAACATTTCTCACAACCACAGTAGGCAGTTATGGTAAATGATTGCCATTCGTCCGATATTTCTTTAGTTGAACCCGGCATGGTACTTGTATAGTCCGCAGACTTCTCTATGCTGTTCGGCACTGCCGTTGTTATCTGTATCAGCACTATCAATAGATATATAATTGACATTAACCCTCCTTATGCATAAGCCATCGCATACCGCCGAACAACATCCTCAAATATCGCTTTAAGCTGTGGCTTATCATAGATAATCGCAATCTTTGTGGTTGCCTCTCTTATTGCCGTCTTGGTGTTGCCTGCCTTTTCCATGCGTGACCTCTTGTTGTCCTGCAACCTCTGTAAGCTACAATGAGCTATCGTTTCAAGCCGTCCGTACAGCTCGTTGTAAAGTGTCTGATAATCAATGCCACTCTTGATTGAGATTTCCCTTATTCGTGCATTGATTTCATTTCGCCAGTCACCAATCGGCTGTGTGAAGATTTCCTTCATGTTGTCAACCGTTGTCTGCACCTGCTCAATCTGCTGTGCCTGTCGTTTCTGTTCAAGCTCCGTCTTGTTCATGCTCTCAACAAGCATATTCATAAGCTGTAACTGCGGCGATAACTGTGAGCGGTCAATAGCGGTCTGCTTGACTTTCTCCTCAACCGCCGTAAAATATTCCCTTGCCTGTTCTGCTTTCTCACCGTTACCCTTGACGGATAACTTCTTGGCGAAGTGAGCTGTGAGCTTGTAATCTTCTCTCTGTTTAACTCCAACTCCCGACTCGTACTCAATGACGAACCGCCAGTAATCCTCATTTTCTGTGGCAAATTCATTGTCTGTAATGTTAGTCCTACACCACTTTGAGTAGTTGCTCTGGCTTAATTTCAAAAAGGAATATAGTTTACTCGCCGTTGTCATGCCCTCGCTGTCAATGTCAAGGGCAATCTCAATCGGCGTTCTTGTTTCTACTGTCTTAACTTCAAGCAATTTCCCTTTTCTCCTTTCCGTGTTATAATCTCCTTATCATTTCATAAGGAGGTGAAACTATGTCCGATGATACATCACAGGCACTCAACACATACGATATTGCCGAAAAAGGCATATATGTGTGTATGCAATGCGGTAACGATACCCAAAAAGGAATAATTACCGTAAAGCAAGGTGAGCAAATGCCTGAATGTAAAGAATGTGGTTATACCACTTGGCTTAAAATAAGCTAGGGTTTTTAAACGCATTCTTTTCCTCTGCGAGCGTTTGGTCTGTAACCGCCAAGTTATCATCAACCAAATGCTCTATGAGGAAGGTTCTCCTTATTACCCGTCCCTCTTTGCCAATTTGTGAAATATGTAAGTACTTCTTGCCCTCAAACTGGTACGGAATAACCAAAATACTCTGTAAGAACTTTACTTTCACAAAATGGCGGTTAAAAAAACGTCTTAATGCTTTCCTCACCGTTTACTCCTTTCTGCCGTTTTCACTTTTCTCTGCCTCTCTGGCTATTGCCATTCCCTCGGCTACACCAAGAATGTAATTCTTCTTGTTATCGTCAAGCTTAGGAATTGTGTCAGACAGCTTGCGAATAATCTCTTTTTCCTGCTCACTCATTTAATTCACTTCCCTTCTGTGATATAATGTTTTAAAAACCGGAGGTATTATTATGCTTTTAAAAATTGAAAGAACTATTTTGAAAAAAGTATCTTCAAATATGGTTGGCTCCATTGAACTTTCAAAATTCGGTAAATATTCCGGCGAAGATATTTACCAAGCTTTTTTAGATTTAAAAGAATTAGGCTTTTTCAGAAACGTAGATGTTTCCAATGATAGAACGGTGTTTTCTTATGTTTTATCTGTTAAAGGAAAACACTATAAAGAATATGTTTTTCTCGAATTTTTAAGAAATATCCTAATCCCTTTTATTGTGGCTCTTGTAACCGCCACGGCTACATATCATTTAGAAAAAGTAGCAGATAGCTATTCCAGTAGCAGCACCAGCCAAAGCACTTATGAGTTGAACTGCACCGATTATGAACGGCTCGAACTTATTGAGTAAATCTCGTTTCTGCCGGTATGTCATTTTTTTCAAAAGCTCACTTCCTTTCATACTGTCAAATACGCTAACTGATTGACTATTGCCAATCGGTCTTTACAATTCTTGTAAATCTCTTTATAATGGAGCTGTTGACTGATACCTTCTTCAACTACTTTCAATATGATATTTTCTGTGACGGATAAGTTCATCAGTTGTTTAGCGGTTGCGGTATCTCTATCAGCCACACCGACAGTTTTGTTTGCCAGTTTTGAATATGTCATATACAGCATATCAGCGTGTTCGCTTCCCTGCTGTTTGGCATATTCAACTAACTGTTTCAATACATCTGTTTCAGCTTTTCTCGACAGCTTACCGACTGTTCTTGTTTCAATCCAAGACTGCGACTGTTTCTCTCTGATGTAATTCTCCATCTGATTAAAAGCGTTTATGTATTTAAGTTTCCAATCTAACGCTTTCTTTCCAGTAAATCCCATTACCAATAATGAAAAGCCGTCTCGGTTCATAAGGTACATTGGATATTCCTGTTTATTTTGCGGATGAATGTAACTACTTTTTACAAATAGGGGGTCTCCACCATTTTGGGCACACCCTTTTCCGATTAAATCAGAGTACATTCTTTCTATTTCTGAAATCAGCTTGTCATGTCTTTTGCCGAACTTTTCAGCAACCTCCAAACTGATGCATACAGCTTCATCATGTTCTAAATGTACAAGTTCGTTCATGTTCTCACCTCTTTTCTGTTGATTGTAAAACAATTATATGTCATTAAAAAACATTTGTCAACATATTTTTGTTGATTTTTTCAACAAGGCGTGATAATATAAATTTGCAGGAAGGAGGTGTGAAAATAAATGAATGAGCGTATTAGAAAGATAAGAAATGCTCTGAATTTGACGCAACAAGAATTTGCTGACAAAATAAAAGTGAAAAGAAACACTGTTGCAACATACGAAATGGGTAGAAGTATTCCTAGTGATTCAGCTATAGCATTGATATGTAAAGAATTTAACGTCAATGAAGAATGGCTTCGGAATGGCATCGGAGAAATGTTCAAATCAAGAACCAAGGAGCAGGAAATCGGAGCTTTTGTCACTGAGACGATGGCTTTAAAAGATGACAATTTCCAGAAAAAATTTGTATCAGCCTTAACAAGGCTAACCGTCAAAGACTGGGAAAATCTTGCTGAAATAGCAAAGAAACTGTTAGATGAGTAAAAGAGGAGAGGGTTATTCCCTCTCCTTTGTCATTCCTTGAACAAATTTTAGGATATGGTCCAATATCCACAAATCATCCGTTTTGTTAATTAAGTCAATTATTTTTCTTCGGTAGTAATCTGCATCTTTTTTCATGTTTTGCATTTCCCCTTTACAACCACACGTTTTCTAGTAGCGATGTCCCAATTATAGAACATTTGTTCGTCACTGTCAACAACCAATAACCCCCACTTGCAAGGAACAATGCCAACGCCAATCAACACTGCCCCTTGCTTGCCAAAGCTTGAATCTGTCCTTATCGGACAAGTCCATAATAGCACTTTATTGTATTGAAATTTGAACAATCAGTAACTAAAATTTGACAAAAAAATACAAAAAATATGTGGTTGCGGTATAATGCCGCAGCCATGTAAATAGCAATTTAACTGTTATAGGCGATATCAGTGCAAAAACTGTATCGCTTAATATCACGGCTTCTGCAAATCAAGAAACGGAATACACGTTAATAGATGGGCTGCCTAACGGTACATACATAATAAGTGCATTTACACACGATGACAATGCGCCTATCCCTGAGGGTTCCCGCATTTTTGCCGCAATAGCAAGTAGAGCCTACATAGGTGCCACTCCCATTGCTGGAAATTCTCAGACATGGCAGTGGAATCAGACCATCTTCTTTAAGGGTACCGGATGTGTCATAAGAGTGCTCCCGGAGTTTGACTTTGCGTGTGAACTCGTAATATCGCTGTTCCTTATGCGCATTAAGTAATCGTAAAATTTCCATTAAACGGAATAATGCCTACAAGCATATTAACATTGGCTGTTGATGCGATGTTGATTGTAAGTTTGTTGACAGTGAGCGATATGTCTGGTCTTGAATCATTGTGCATATTAACTACTGACAGATTGTTACCCGATGAATATATGTAATAAATATTACCTGATACGGTCAGTAACGCATGTGCACCGCTTGATGTAGTGGTACTAACGGTTGCCTTTTTAAGCCAACCTGTACCGATAATAGATTTTATATCGCTTAAATTGCTATTTAACGTACTAATATCGTTTGCATTCTTAACGATTGCATCATTAAGCACTTTGCCTTGCGTAGCGTCAAGCGCGCTTCCTGCTACCGTAGTGGTTAAATTATTAACTGTATCTTTGAATGCGTGACCCTTAAGGCTGGCAAACCATTTCTTGATTTTACCAAAGGCAACAGACATTTTTTCGTTTGTCTTGATGTTCTCTCTTACTGTTGCGTCCGTAAAATCAACAGTTGTATTACTTGCGTCTCCTTCTGTTGCAACAGCTCCAATATTCGCTGGGGTAAGATTGACATTGCCGCGGCGGAATACGGTCTCTTTTGCGCCCTTAATTCCTGTCACGGGCGTTCCTGCAAGGCAATCCCAGTAACCGTCAGTAGTCTTATATACGTTTGTCCCTGCCGCTTGGGTTACTCCTGCTCCCTCCTTAAATGTACTTGTCGTCACAAATTCGTCGGATATATTATACATGTCTCCTGCGCTTGCGACTGCGAGGCTGGGAAGTTGAGCAAATGTAATTGTACCCATAGGGCGCAACGCTCCTGCAAAACCCTCAGATATAGCCTTGGACTGCTCATAGTAATACTTAGAACTGTCAGTTTCACCGACTGCATACTTTTGTGCTTGGCTTGCACTTGCACTTGCATCTGTCGCATATTGCAACGCTGATTGTTTACTTGATTCCGCTGATTGCTTGCTATCTAATGCACTAGATGCTGATTTTTCAGCATCAGACGCGCTTTTTGCCGAGGCTGTTGCATTGTTTTGTGCTTCGCCCGATGCCGTCTGTGCAATATCCCTTGCACTTTCAGCATCATTTTTGGCTGATTCAGCCTGTTCAGCAAATGTTTTTGCCGATTCAGCATCGGCATGAACTGTATCTTCGCTCACTTTTGCGTTTTTCTCGCTTAGAGTTGCCGCCTTGGCGCTTAATTCTGCATTTGCCTCAGATAATGCCGCTGCATCAGCACTTGATTGTGCTTTCGCTACTTCAACCTTGACTTTAGCAAGATAATTCGGCTCAAGATATTCTTCACTTACACTGCCTTGCTTGAGTGCCGCGGAAACTTTGCCGTCTAAGCCAATGGCAAATGTTACCGTATCCGTGTCCATGAACTCGTATTGCGTTATAAGTGCCGACAAGTCTATATACTGCTTAGAACCATCGTCAAGAGTAATAATAAGCTGTTGCGTTGTTGCATCGTACTTGAAGTTGACAGCCAACTTCTCAAGCTTGGTATCAATAGTCAGGACGGAACCATTCTTCTTGGTGATGGTAAATATACCAGTTGTTTCGTCATAGCCTACATCAGCCACAAGTGATGCGATTTCGACCTTAGTTGCTTTGTTAGCATCTATTGCAACAACTCTATCATCAATTACGTCAATCGCCAAATCAACCTTGTTAAGGTTTCTTGCTGCTAATGGTGTATCAAGGCTTGGGTAATCTTCCCAGTTAATCATTGTATGCGCTTTATTCATCTGATACCTCCTAAAATCCGAAGAAGCTTGACCACGACTTGAAGTGTTCTGTTCCTACGTTATCTGTCCACCATGCCCCTGCCGGGCTCATCTTAAAACTGTTACCCAAGTGAACGAACCCACTTTTGTCAACGCGGAAGTCCGGGTTCTCGACTCCGCCATTACCAAGCACCCACATACCATCCTCATTAACTACAACTCGATTGTTGCCGAACGATACAGCACCACCATTAATGATTGCGCCTATAAGCGTTGCAGCAGTAAGCGTCGCATTGATAATAACCGCTCCGTCAAGTTCTATCTTGTCGGCTTTGATCTTGACTTTTTCCGCCGATTGATTAATCTCGGATACGACCTCATTCTTAGCGACTTTAGTGCTTATCTCTTCGGATGTCTGTCTTATCTGAGAATACATCTCTGCTATCTCTGCCGGAGTGTCCGCCGGAGAAGGCTTCCATATATAGCCTTCATTGGTTGTTACATATAATCTGCGATAATGTAATCCTTCTCCACCGATTAATCTTACTGCTATTCGGTCATAACCGCTTGGAATTGTATATCCGTAAGCTAGCCCGTCAGCCGTCCACGTTCCGCTTAATAGTCTTACACCAAACGAATCCTCTGTAATCACGTTTGTTCCGTTTGATACAAGCAGTTGGAAGGAGGGCGTAGGGTCTGCAACTATTACATTGTCTCGCATAATCTCGACATATACATGAATTGTCGTCTGTGCCGATACGGTAAAATACTTCGTTATCGGATACCCTGAGTGCGTTGTCAGCACCTCATTATTAATAGTCGCATCTGCCTTATCACCCCACAGCCTATCACCCCAAAACTGCGTCCCCTCGAATATATTGTCGTAAGTTACCGTTGCCTGTATCTGCGAACGGACTTCACTTCTGATTTCGTCCGCTGTCTGTGTAATGGACGATTCAAGCGTTGTCTTGGTACTTTTAGCATCTTCCTTAGTTTCGTATGTCTTAGACGCATCACTCCTGATTTGCTCCGCCGTCTGTGTAATGGATGTTGACAACTTTTGCTCAACATCGACAATCTGTGATTTAGTTTCGTCTACTGTTCGCGTAAGGGTGTTAATCCTGCCCTTGAGCTGCACAATCGACTTATTTACGCTGTTGACCTGCGTACTGCGTAATTGTTCGCCGTCTGCGGTATAAGTGTCTCTTAATGACTGTATGCCCTTTAACGTGCGGTTAAGCACATAGCTCTCAATTATGGCATACTTAGTTGAGAGCCTAACAGCATCACCAATCTCAATGCACGGGTTCCCGATGCTCTCGACAGACATAGGACGGTATGTAATGCCCTTTATCTTGTTAAAGATGTTATTGACAATAGTATTAAGCTCTTCTGCACTTTTCCCGTATACCAAGAAATTATCTTCTATGATATAAGCATTAGTGCCGTCGCCCGCGATTGCTCCAATGTCATCTTCACTCTGTCTGATTTGTACTTTGTCAATGCCTTTAACGATGTAATCCTGATACTCAGCACTGATATAGTGGCTTTTTTTAATCGTGATTCCCTTTGGTTCAACAGGGAATAAATCTTCTGACGGATATAAATCTTCTGACGGATATAGCCCCTGTATGTCCTGAGACAAATAAATATACTCATACTGTCCGCCACGTCCTATATGCCCCATGCAACCGTTAATCTCGCATATACAATTAAGCACATCGGCACCGCTTATCTGCTCTGTATCTATGGACTTAGTTACTGTCATACTGTCGTTGACAAGCGTTATATCTTTTTGCACGATGCCGAAGTAAGCAAAAAAACTGCTTCTAAATGCTTTAATCGTTGTTGTGCTGTCATCATTCGGCAACAATGAGTTATACCACTTCGCCACATCAGCGTTAATCACATCGTACAACGCATCGTAAGCCTCAATCTCGCGTTTTGTTCGGTCAGCCGTGGGTTTATCAGACACAACTTTATAACGCCCTAAAATGAACGGATTAGTGCTGTTGCCATTAAGTACCATCTTAACGGTTATCCACTTATCCTTTAGCGATGTAAACACATTCGATATAGTAAACTTGACCGCCACCGCTTCACACGCTCCGAATGTCAACTCACTCTCGGAACACAAACTCTCTGTCAACTCAAAGTTCTCTTGATGTAGCTCCGTGTTGGTAATTTTTACAGAGCTACCATCTATTGTAATAATGAGCTGCTTATCCACGTTAGGGGCGTAAAACAAATCCTGCAAACTGTAATCAACCATCGTATACACCCCCAATAAATGACATTCTGAACGAGCTGTAATGTATCTCGCCGCCGTATGTGCCGTATATCTGTGGCTGGAAGTCAGCAAGATAGCCCTTTTGTGTCACATAGTCGTTGTACTCAGGAATAAAAGCGGTAATGATACACTCTCTGCCTCTTGCGCTTGTATAGTTATTGCGGATATTAGACATAAGCTCCTCCAGCTCACTGCCTGTCAGCATGGCGCGCACATCAAACTCAATCTTCACCGCTTTAAGCTCAACCGCATTGCGGTGTAAATAGCCGTTAGCGTCCGGGTAATCGTCTATGTCCTGCATATTCACATAAGCCTTGTAGCTGTCAGCCTTAATAAATTTCTGTGGGACGGTATATTCTCCCACCTTAAACAAATAACCGCTGTATGCCACTGTTACCGCCTTTCCGGGCATAATAAAAGCACCTATCCAGCGATAGATGCTAAAATGCTATGTCCTGTCCTGTCTTGTTTGTGATGAATGTCTTATAGCCTGCCGCTATGAGTCTTGCTTTCATTGCCACGGCACGCCAGTACGCTTCATAAGCTCCGACCTGCACATGATAGTTGCCCTCGTAGTACTTGATTATTACGTCAAATCCCTTAGAACGCACATCTCTTGCCATGTTCACTGCATAAGCCTTGTTCTCAAATGCTCCGACCTGCACACGATAGTACTTATCGGTGCTTGCTTCGACCTTAGGCGTCTGATTAGGCAAATCAGCATTGATGTAAGGTGTCGGGTCTACCCAGTCAAATTTAGAGGTATTCATAAAAGAGTTTGCGCCCCAGAAATCACTTGCGTTGACAGTGTAAGGCTTTTTGTACTTACGAGCCTCAAAGTGAAGATGAATACCTGTTGAATGACCTGTGTTGCCGACAACACCAATCACATCACCACGCTTAACCACATCGCCTGTCTTAACCCTAAGCTCTCTCATGTGTCCGTAGCCGGTCACATAGTTGTCATTGTGTGATATCCACACCGCATTACCATAGCCGTCTCCGTTGCCGGCATAAAGCACTGTGCCGTCCGAATGAGCCACAATATTGCTCTCAATGTATCTGTTATCCTTCTGTGGCACAAGGTCAACTCCCTGTGCATAACCGCCGTTCTTGACGGCTTCAATGTGCCGTGCGTAGGTCTGCGTCACAGCATAGCCTTGAACCGCAAATACTCTGTTACCGATATTCATAGTCTTATTCCTCCATGTGTCTAATTTTATCTAATAAAAAAGACAGCCCACACGGACTGCCCTTTATATTATCTATATAATTTACTGTATTTATTAATATATTATATTTATATATAATATATATACATATTAATCTTATCTATACTATTCTTATCTAATCTAGGTTACACTTTGTTTACAGAATGTATACAGATTTTAGCATAGCAAATTGTGAAAGTGGATTTTAATTATTTTTCGTGTTACAATCTCCGTTGGAAGGAGGTGTATTATGTACAAAAGAGTATATGGTTTTTGCCCGACCCAAAACAAGGACTATTCGATTAGAGTTAATTACATCAACGCTTCAACAACTGAACGCTTTGAGTATGCCAAAGGTATTGCAAGTTGCGATTATACTAGCTGTGGCAATGATTGTGATTTACCTCGATGTCCTATTGCTTCAAATGCTCCTGAAAGCATTTCGGGCTAAAACTGTGGGGTAGTTATCAGCTACCCCTTTATACTCACGTCAATCTCACCGACACCCTTCTGCATCAATAGCATTTGCCCATCAACGGTTAAATCAAATGCGTTGAGGTCTAGTGTTAGTGTTGGTGCTTTGCCTGCCGCATGTTCTAACTTATAGTTCCTTACACCATTGAGTTTCTTGCCGTCAATCAATATCTGTGAAAAAGCTCCGTCTGTTTTGATTTCAATTCTTGAATTTTCCATCGCTTATGCTCCTTTCATCAAACAATACATTCTAAAAGTACGTTTAACGTACATACCTTTGCAATGCTTAAAAGGGACAATTTGTCCCTTTTGAAAAAGTAATGGACAAATTTCGTACATTTAACATCTCCATTGGTACTTTAAGTACCATTAAAAAGACAGCACCCTGAAAACAAGGTGCTGTCTAACGAACATTTTAATTTTATTCCGGTATGTAGTCTTCCTTGACTACCTCTATCTTTAGCAATCTTTCCCATTTGACAAACTTGAACACTGCCTTACTCTCTGTACCGTCATCACTCTTGATAAGTATGCGCTCATTAACTGCTACTATCACTGGCTTATCACCTGCAAGCTTCAGGAACTCTGCCTGTAAGCCTATAGGAGCAACTATAGCGATGATGTCTGCCTGCGCTATCTCACCCTGCAATTCACTGGCGTGCTGGATTGTCTTGTCAACCTGCGTAATTTCAACCTCGCCCAACGCTGTTCTCTGTTCATCTGTCATTTCGTGTCTGCTGAACCATAATACTTTTTTCATCTTACTAATCTCCTTTATTTTCTTCCTCAATTACTTTAATCAGGTCATTCAACCACCATGTAGCCATTGCCGATAATTGAGGGAAATAGTCCACAATATCAAGTGGGTACTGCGGTGAATGTCCTGTTTCTTCCTCGTATATCTTCTTTGCCGCATCTAGGTCATACTCTTCGCCTATGCGCTTCAAAAGTCTATGGCAAACGTATGAAAGCTTACAATTCGTCTTATATGCTACCCATTCAAGGTTGCTTCTGTTGCGGATATACCAACTCTTGACCTTAGGCACCAGCGTATTGCTTGTGTTGTACTTGGCGTCCTCAACCTGCACCGGTGCAACCGCCGTCTGTGGCTGTGCCTTAGCTTTGAAGTATGCGTTGACAAGTTGTCGCTGTACCTGCCATGCTAAATCATCATCAAGGCATTTGATAACCATTAAGTATCCGCTTTCGGTAAAAAGGTGGATTTTAATATTCGGATTTCCGACTATTTTTGAGTTAGGCGACATCAGGTCGCTCAACTCTTTTCTTGTAATCGTATAGTAATCTTCGTTTTCCACAAAATGTTTTCTTTTTCTCTCAAAATGCCTTGATAAACGCTTTTTCTCACATTTATGTACAGAACAAATATCATCAAGTGTGACAACTCTCTGTCCGTTGTACTCACGGATTGCCAGCTCTGTTCCCTCAATCTTTACAAGCTCTGCCATATCAGTCACCCCACTTTTCTAAGAATAATCTTACAAAAGTTGCAAGGTATTCAAGTGTACCGCCACTTGTTATGCTGTCAATCATCTTGTGGAGTAATGCTCTATTATCTTCCATTATGCAACACCTGCCTTTTCTTTTGAGGTAAGTTCATAGCCGCCCATGACACGCCTTACGCTCTTGTCATTCGTAGCGGCGGCGAAAATTGCGATATTGTCTAAGTGCTTCTCGTTATCGCAATCCAAGACAACCTGCATAATGATTTTTCTCAACTGCTCTTTCCTGCACTCGCAAAGCAGTCTCATGTTTTCCTGGTCTACCTTGTCAAATTCTTCTCTCCAGTTAATTCTTGCCATATCATACCATTCCTTTCTGTTAAAAACCTCTTGATTTCTCCGCAAAGGAATGATAGAATACGCTTATCAATTCCTCTGCGGAGTTGTGCTTGTGAAGTGGTTGCATGTCGGTCAAAACATTTGCAACCGCTTCTTTTGTTTAGTCTCCGATTTCTTCATCGACCTTATCATTAAGCCATTTCTTTTTAGTAATGCCTTTTTCGGAAAGTTTTTCCTCTAACTTATCAAACTTTTCCTTATCAAGTTCAACACTAAAATTCCTTGTCTTTTTGCGTCGCTCTTTCATATAATCGGCTCTGCTTTCTGGTGCTATTTTCCTCACCTCCTTGTTACGAGTTACATTATACAGTGTTACATGTAACAAGTCAAGCCCTTTTTTAAAATTTTTTTTGCAAACAAAAAGGAGCTTTTCAGCTCCTCTTGCTTAAATCTTCATTTCAAATATTGTTCCACATTTAGGGCAGACAAATGAAGTTTTACCATTTTTGCCCTTAATTCCCGCTGCGGCTCCTACGAGAGCGCCTACCGGTCCGAAAGCTAAACCTCCCACTGTATTGCCTATAAGAGATTTACCCAACGAAAACTTCTTTTTGGTGTCAATAGGAACTCCTATTCCGTCACAACCGCTAGTTGGACATTTAGCAACTTTAGCCATAACAATACCTCCCATATTTGTGTAGTGACTTAATACTACTACTTTATGGGAGGTATGTCAATTCATGCTACAAGTAACTTCTTGGTCGGATTGGTGATGAAGTTCTTTATATCATCATATCCCCAGCCGCAATTTACAAGACCGCTGACAATCATTTCTATGGACTGAACTTTTGCAAGCTCCTCAGCCGTAAAACAGTCTCTTAAATTAGCCTTTTTGTCAATGCCGTATTCTTCCCTTAACTGCTTTGCTGTTTTGCCGAATATCACCTTATAAATAATGTCGGTATATGTGGAATAAGCGTGTCCGTGCATACGCTCATTCTCATTTGACTGCTGGATAGCCTTAGTGAGTGACTGCCTTACGGCTATACCCTTTTCTCTTTCAATCAGCTTTCCCGTAAGAAGCTCTTGCATAGCGTTAAACTGGTTGATGTATGCCTCTTTGAACTTCATGGCTTTTTCGCCAGTATAGCCCATGGCAAGCAAGACAAATCCATCTCTTGTGATGTAATACATAGGTTGCTTATGATTCTGCTGATTCAGATATTCCGACTGCACGAAATTGTGCTGTCTAAACTCTTCACTGCAAGCAAGCTCTCGTATATCTTGTAATACTCGCCTATGCTCTTTCTCGAAAGTCTCCGCTACATCAAGACTACTAACAACAGTTACCTCTTTGCTTTTACCGATTTTTCTTGTTTCTACTAACATAGTATCATTCCTTTCTGTTGATGATTTTTTAAATAGAAAACCCCAGCAAACATAATCTGCTGGGGAACTATTGTTTTAGTTAAATTTAAAATGTATAAGCGTCTCGCCCTGTGCGCCTGAAATAGTCTCTTGCATAATCTCTTGACGCTTTTCCTATATCGTCTTTGGTTATGCCGTATTCCTTTGCAAGAATACGCTGTAACAACTGGTTCTGCTCTCTCAACAGTGCGTTAGTCTCTGCATTGTCCACACTCGAATTTGTGTTGTAATAGTTCTGCGTTGTGGTACTTGTCGATGTGCTTACGCTCGGCGTGTAATCGGCATAACCGCTGTACAACTGCTGTGGGTGAACCGCTTCAACCATTCCAAAGCCAAAATCCTTAATGGATAGCTCTGTTGGCTTATAGAGGCTTTCCATACCATTTTTAAAGCCCTCTGTGGTGTAGGCACCAAGCTCAAACATAACTCTTGATGGTGAGTGAATGTCAAGGGCGGATTGGATAGTCTTTGCTACGTTCTTGGCTATCTCGTCTGCCTTGCTGTATACTGACTGTTCCATTGAGGTCAAGCCATTAAGAAACCCGCTCATTGTTTGCACGCCTATATTGGTAATAGGTTCTAACAATGCAAGCTGAAAGCCATTAAGCAATTTAGTAGCGTAAGTTTGCATTGCACTTAATGACTGTTTTGTGTTGTTCGATATGCCCTGGTTGTAACCAAGAACATCATATAGAGCAAGTTTAGCAAACTCCTTAGACGGACTGTTAATGTCGTGTGATGTAGCAAGACCGTTCAAGAGACTATCTCCAACACCAATCATTAATCTATTAAGCTTCGGTTCATACGTTTTCATTGCGTCCGTATAACCGCTTACGTCATACCCTGCCATGTCCGCAAATGCCTTAGTTGTAATGTCCGAATTGGCTAATATGGCATTACCAAGAGTATTTGCAGTTCGCATCGCCCATCCGCTTACGTCATTCTCAGACAATGTAGCATTCTCAAGCCACCGCTGATACAGGTGATTATCTTTAGATGGTTCAATATTAAGAGCTTCCATTCCTTTACTAAGAGCATCTGAAATTGGTTTAAAAGTATTTTTGTCAAAGCTCTTAGCCACGTCCTGAATAGGATTCTTGAATAGTTCGGCAATGCCCCAGTCTTTAGTTTGTGCGTTCTGGAAAGCTTCAACTCCTGCTTTCTCGACTTGTGACTGAATATAATCGAAAGTTGTACTTATCTGTGACGTAATATTATTCTTTTCTTCGTCCCAGTTAGCACTGTATATCTCTTTAAGATTGCCAACCCAATCAAGGTATTGAGAAGCTTCCTCTGGTGTGATTCTGCCTATTTCAAGAGCACGCTCAGTATATACTTTCCATTCGTTCGTTTGGTCCATAAGGCTCTTATAATACTCATCAACCTCATTGAGCTTTGTTTGCCCTGCTTCTGTAATATCCGCTATAGCCTTAGTGGTTTCCTCGACACTTCCGAAATTAATATTCATCATGTCGCTAACAGTATTTTCTAATTCTACTTGACGTTTAATTGCCGCTTCACTCAGATAACTCATGTCATCAAGAAGCGAATTGAGAGTGTCTACATCGGCTTGTGCGGCAGTACCACTAAGCATTTTATCGAAAATGACATTTGCTTGTGATTCCATGTCGGTGTATATGCCATTGAACCTTGCATTGAACTGAGACAAAATAGTTGTCATGGTTCCTACATCAATACCTAACTGTTCAGCAGTCGCCTTGGACATATTCTGTAATGCTTGCCATGCTATATCAGAGCTTACTTGCAAATCATCACGCAACGCCGAAGCTAAGTTACCGACAGCTGTTTTCATATTCTCAATGTCATTATTCGTCACATTCTCAAGCCCTAAATTATCAAAACGGAATTTAAGGTTGTCAACTTCTTCACTTGCATTTTGTAAATTGGTGTTAACACTTTCAAGTTCCGTAGCAAAGTTTGTCATGTCCTCACTTGATGTGCCGGTCGAGTCAATAAGCTCGATTACGCTTTGAGCAATATTGCTTATTGCGGTTCCTTGATTGTCGAACACGCTTGCGTCAACAAATTTATCAACCATGTTGTCATAAGCTTGTTCAACAGATATAATAGCTCCTGCCACTGCCGCTAATGCTCCAACAGCAAGTACAATATAACCGCCTGTGCTTAACGAAGCTATCGCTGTACCAAGTTTACCAACACCCTCACCAACACTAACCGGCTTTGCACTTGAAATTTTCAAAATTGCATCTGCAAATTTACCTAAGCCGGTATTTATACCGCTTGCAATAGCAGAATAAGCTTTAAAGGCAAGAAGAGCTGTTGCGACGCCACCTAAAGCACCACCCAATGTATGCCACACTGGAGCCGGAACTAAATTAAGTGCTTTAAATAATATTTCTACGGCACCACCTAAAAGATTGATAGCAGGCGCACCAATATTGGATAAACCCTCGATAAAATCCAAAAAGCCTGTGCCTGTACCGACTGTAAACTTCTTAGCAAATTCCAAAATGCCGTTAAAGCCATTTTTGAGCTTCTTCCAGTCAACTTTACCGCCCCATGTTTTAAGCGGTTTAAACATGCGCTCAAAAAAACTTTGCACTTTGTCCGCCCATGCCTCAGCCTTATTCTCCATCTTGTCGAAAGCATCGTTCCATACCTTCTCGTACTCCTCGGTTGCTTTGACAATCTCATCTGTGAGGTCGATTGTGTCACCGCTTACGCCCGTGCTCTTACTTGTATCAGTGCCAGTGTTAATTACGTTAAGTTCATCGAATCCACGAACACCTTTTTGTGCCTTGTCAGCCGCCTTAGCCACATCGTCATAGCCATTTGCTATATCCTCTAATCCGTCAGAGGTATCCTTATAACCGTTCTGCCCGAAAGCATCAAAATCAATCTTAACACCCATAAGGCTTGCAACGCCCACAAGCATACGTTTGATTGCGATTGTTGTGCCATTGACAACGGGCATAACCTTTTGAAGGACAGGGATAAACAACTGTCCGAGAACCATGCTTGTCTCTTTGATGTTTGTGTTGAATTGCCTAATCATGTTGCTCGGCGAATTTATCGTATTTGATAAGTCGCCCCATGAAACTTTGGACTGCTGCAAAATACTGAGAACACGCAACTGCTGTTTCTCCATTTGAGTCATCTCACTAACACTCTTGGTTATTCCAAGAGTGTAAGCGTATGTCTGCAATGTGGCATTGGTAATATCAATACCATACTTGTACAACGCCCTTGATTGACCGATTAAGCCACTTTGTATGTTCGTGGCTACTGCTGAATAGTCTATATTGAAAAGAGAGCTTATATCGCCTGCAAGCATTGTCATTGACTTGGCTATTGCTGTGGTTGTCTCTCCTGTCTGCCCCAGTGAGTTAGTTACCGAGGCAAGCTGTGACGCGAACTCTGTAACTTCCTGAATGTTCAAGCCTAAGTTCTTAGTGCTGTCTGCCGTCAACAAGCCGTCCTCAACATCAACTTGCAGTCCCGAAAGCTTACCTAACAACGTGCTTACCCTGTCGGAAAAGCTATTCGCATAATCCGTAGCGTTGTCATAGCCGTACTTTTCAAAGTCTTTGCCCCATTCGGAGCCGATTTTGCCAAACGCAACCGCATAGTAGTTGAATGCCTCAATGTAATCCGTGGTGCTTTCAATCGAAGTCCACAAGCCCTTAATGCCACGTATGACCATGAAATATGAAGCGTAAAACTTACCGAACGCCTTAGCCAGTGACCATGTGCTTTTGGTTGCCGTCTGTGCGCTTCTCTGGACCCCATTTAGGCTTCTTTGAATTGTCCGTGAAGCAGAACCCACCCTTGAACCTTGGCTTGCTAAATTCGCCAATGCGTTAGTCATCTGAATGACGTTATTGCTTACTGTCGGTGCGCTTGCAAGCGTTGTGAGTAAATTTGTAAGTGATGTTGCCAACTGCGGCATATTTGTAATTGAGGTCTGTACACTCTTGTTGCCAAGCTTTGCTATGTTCTTAGCGACTTCACCAATCTGCGCCGCATTTTCAGACACCGCTGTAAACTGGTTAAACGCACTAGCCGTGGAATTAAGTGAGCTTGCAACCGTATTAAGTGCCGAACTGTCAACACTTGCTATCTTGGTGATGTTTTTGGCAAGCCTTGTAAAGCTTGCTGTACCCACGTCATTAATAGCTCTCATTGAAGTGCTTAGGTTGGTGACGTTCATTGACAATGTATTAAGCTCAGAGCCATTGACGCGTCCAAGTGATGTTGCAAGGTTGCCAAGCTTGATTATGAGTCTATCTATTGCTGTGTTTGCTTTTTGGGCGGTTGCTTGAAGTTCTATCTCCAAACTGTCAACTTCTGCCATTCTCTCACCTCCCCGTCATAAAAATAAAAGCGGCACAGATTACTCCGTACCGCTTATTTGATTACCGTTTCAGGCAATCCATTTTGTTGTGCCATATTCATATATTGCTGTTCAATAAGAATTGCTTTTTGAATGTCCGCATCAGTAAAGCCCTCTTTGCGTTGTATATCTTTTGACATGACTGGCTCTTTGACGTATTTTGATACGGCTTTTCGACCATTCAAGCAATGGTCGACTGCAAATATAACAGCAGATACTCCGTAATTCCCCCACCAAGACCACATCTCGTTGTCTCGCTCCTTACGTCTAAGCTTCTCACCCTCTAGGCAATAGCCTAAAGTTTTAGGTGTGAGCTTCTTGAACTCTTCAAGGCTTATTCCGATGGAAAACGCAAGTGGGAAGTATTCTTCCCATATCAATTTGTGGAAATTTACTTCTTTTCCTTTGCTTTCTGCATCTGATTCAACTGCTCCGCCGCCGACTTGTTCATCTGCTCGATTGTCTCCTGAAGACCGCTCAAAACGAAAAAACCATCGTCCTCCATGCACTTCTTAATGTCATCAAATAACTGATAATAACCGTACTTGCTGTCGGTCTTTCTCTTCTGTGTAATATATGCTCGTGTCAGAGCCTTGGCTTCTGCCTTAGTGACTAAATTGTGTTGTAAGCAGCCGGCATAAAACGCCATGTGACATACTTCGCTATAATCAGCAACCATCTTACCGGCACCGTTAGACATTGCGGTGATTGTGTTGCCGTTCTCCTTATAAATGTATGCTCCGGTCATATAATCGAACATCTTCTGTACGATGTCCTTATTCTCAGCGGCATCAAAGCCAAACTCTAACTTATATTCCTTGTTATCAATATCGAATGTTATCATTATGCTCTCCTTTTCCTCCTATGCTTGCCATAGGAAAAGGGGCGGTCCGTAGACCGCCCTTCTCTGCTTAATTAAAAGTTAAACTGCAGCTACTGTAAATGTACCGTCCTTGTTATCAACAACGGTAATGTCATCTGTAACCCACTTCGGAGATGTGTTCTGTGCTACTGTGGCAGTCATCTCAACGATTTCATCTGTGCCACCTATGTCATTAACTGTTGGCGTAATCTGTCCAACATAAGCGGACTTAGCAACTCCGCCTACACCGTCTGTTCCGTAAAGCTGAATGATAATGCACTTCTTGTTGCCTACCGCAAGCAGTTTGTCAAAATCGCTCTTATCAAGATTACCAACAAACTCCTTGGAACTTGTCTGCTTAATACCCATCTCGAATGTCTGAGTATCGTCCTCGGTTGTCGTACTCTCAACCATATTCGGAGCGGATGTCGGTGACGGAATAGACCTTGCCGCAAGTAACAAGTTATATGTTCCTGCAAGGTTTATCTTCTTGAGGTCACCCGAATACTCCATATAAATTACACGGGATAAATATGATGTAATAGCCATTTTGTCCTCCTTAAAAATGAAAATAAAAAAAGAGCCTTAAAAAGCTCTTAGTTATAACAATCTGTCATTTGCACCGATAACACGCCTAAAGCGCGCGGTGCTTCTGTAAATTTTGTCTGCGTATGAAGTTTCCGGCATTGGTTTAGCCTCGAACCGCATAGCCTTGAATACCTCAGCAATCTCGCTTGTTACCCAACGCACGTCTGAACTGCGCGTATTCGTGCTAACGTCAACTTGAAATGTAACAAGTAAGCCGTTAATGGATTGTCCGTCAATCGTTCGTCCTTGCTCTGTCGGTGCCAACATGTGGATGTAGACTGTTGGGAATGTCGGTGAACTGTCACTCTGTCCTTTATCCGTAAACAGCAAGTTGGGGTATTTCTTCTTGATTGCTGAATATGTCTTAGCCTTGACGATTGAATATATTATGCTTTCAATGTCATAAGCCCATGAATTTTCACTCGCCATTAGTCCTTGAATACCTCCTTTGCCGTACTGACAATAATTGACCTAAGCTCATTCGCTGTGTTGTACATGAACGGTCTTGACGGCATACCCTCTGTGAAGTACCAGTTGCCATCCTTTCCCTTATAAAACCAACCATAACGCCCATCGGCAAGCTGTCTGATTGTCTTACCACTTGCATACTCCCAAGTAACGCCCTCAGGCAATGTACCTTTATACGGTTGAGCTTTGCCGATAACGCCAGTTCCAAATTCAACAAAAACAGCGTGTGAGCTGTCTGCTACAACCGCCCATACGCCGCCACCTTTTACGCTTCCTTTATATTCAGAATGAATACTTGAAAGCAATTCAGTTGTGAATATTGCGTCAAGCTCCGCAACCTGTACTCTCGCAATCTCAACGCCTCTTTCTGCCAGTTTTTCCGCAAGTAGTTGACATTTATATGTCAGATAATCTTGATAGCGTTGTAAGCCTTTTATTGCGCCCTCAATGGACTTTTGCGAAAATACATTAACAACAATCTTGTGCTTTGCCATCACTTCACCTGAGCTTTCAGCATGTACTTTGTGGAGGTTAAAGACGGCTTTACTCCGACGACAATGAAATCCGCTGTAATCTCGTCAACATGAACCTTATCCTCGTCCTTGTAGCCAATTTCACTATCAAGCCATATAACATCACCTTTGCTCAATGGTAGCTCATTGCGTTCCGTCAGCATAACTGCATCAAAGTCTGCCACGTTAAAGCCATACTCTTCTGCCTGTGCTTCACCGCCGCTAAAGGCGATATTTGCTTTGAAAGCAACCGGCAGTGAATAACCTATGTATTCCTCTTTGATACGAGGTATCTTATTACCTTTGCTGTCGAGATACGGTGTAAAGTTGCCCTCACTGTCGGTATAGCCCTCATATATGATGTTGCCGTCATCGTCAGTCTCATAAATGGTTACACGCTGTCCCTGCCGTGAACACTTCATGTTTTGCTTGTTGATTTCAAGCATTTTTCTTCACCGCCTGCTTGTAAATCTGATTTACGCCTGTGCTTGATAATCCGGACACAATTCCTACTGCTATTGCGTTGAGAACATCTGTTGCCGGGAAATCAGGTATTACATACATTCCTACAACGCCTAAGATACCGCCTGCAATGCCGACAATTATAGGGATGAAGTTATCTTTAATCTGTGGAATTGCCTTGGCTCCTAAGCCTATCAGATATGTAATTACAACGATTGCAACTACTGTTGATACCTGTGTAAAATCCATTATTCTTTACCTCCTGCCTTGCCTAAATGTAATGCTTGTATTTCGTTATACATCTTAGTTACCATGCCATTGCCACCCAATGCGTGATATGCGTTGTACATCTCAATGAAGTTGTCATACGCATAAGATGGAATTTCACCAAGCTTCATATACTTATCATGATATTCGATAAGTTGTACTCGCAAAAGCAGCATTGTACCTTTGCTATTGGCATCCTTGTCTTTTTTCTGTTGTTTCAGAAGCCAAACTATGTAACCAAGCAATATTGGTAATGCTATGGTATAAGTTTGTAATAAAAATTCCTTCATTTTATATCTCCTGTAATTAGAATATGGCACACCGCCCACCACCCTTAATGTGTGCCGCCTGCTACCATATTGCCGACATCAGCAACATGTTAACGCACAATCTTCTTATTATTTAATGCCCTATAGGCTCTGTTAAAACACTTTAACCAACGGAATTACTCCGGTAAGAAGTTTATTGCGCTCTACCCAGTTGCGGCTAATGCCATTCTCGGAGTAGCTTGCCATATAAGCTTCGCCGGCTTGCGAATGGTCATACACAGTGAGGTTGACAATAATGTTTTCATATTTCGCCACGTCATTATCAATTTGCTCTTGTGTATAACTACTTGGATAATTCCTTAGACTGATTATTTCTTGCCTCGACTGCTCAATGAGCTGTTCAATGTAGGGGTTGTCCTCAATATTATCAAATACTACAACATTAGTCGTTGTGCCATCGTCATTCGTGACTGTATCAGTATGAAATTGTTTAAGTCTGTTTTTGACTTTCTCTAATGTTGTGTACATGACTAACCTCCTATAAATTAAACTTCTCAATTAACAGCTTTTTTAGCTCCGCACCGCTTAACAGTTCGGCACCGCCAATGCCTTGTTCCTTAGCAAGCGTTTGTAAATCTGCCGTACTCATGCGGTTAATGTCGGTCTTGGTGTAATTAAAAGAAGAGGAGACTGTCTGCGTCTCCTCTATCTCTTCCCCTGCCTTATACCACTTGCCGTTGAATTTAACTGTGTATTGTGCCGTCATAAGCACACCTCCTAGTCAACCTTGATAACAACAACGCTATCCATTCCTTCAAATGTAGGAAGCCCAATCATAGATACTACACAGTGAGTGTTGATTGGGTGGTTGGTTGCGTATGTATATACGGCAATACCAGTCTCAACGATAGACAAGTTACCATCTGTAAGACTTCCGCTTCTCTCCTCAGGTGTCTTACCGAATACATAATCGCCAAGATATACCCCTGCCGACTGCGCTGATACAATACCTGTTGGAATGAAGTACTTCGTTTTTCCGTCTGCCGGGTCAATGTAAATCTTGTCATAAACTTCAATCTCAATGCCGTAGCCTCTAAGGTATTCAACAACCTGTGACTGCTGTAATCTAATACCGCCGTTATAAGCTGTGATACCAAGTACCTGCTTCTTAGTGTCCTCTGCATTGAGAACCATCTCCCATGTCTCTGTATTCATGGAAAAACGTGTAAGAGAATAGCCGGTTTTCTTAGCAAAATCTCGTCTCGTCTTAATTAAATCCGCAAGTGGCGTTGCTGTAGCCGGAACATTCCACTTGTCGCTTGAACCGGAAATCTCAACGAAGTGGTCTGCCTTGTGCGCGGCTCCACTATCAGCTGTATACTCGACAGTATACTTGCTCTTACCGATGACAACATCAATCTTAGGCACGCCGTCCTCAGGTGCAAGCAAAGACCATATCTGTCTCTCAGGTACAACTCTCGCACCCTCGATAAGGTTCATAGGCTTCTTGCTAATTTCTCTAAGTACCTGATTAGCGAGGTTAGAGTTCTCGGCACTTCTGTAGTTGTCGTACTCCTGTTCCTCTTTCTCTGTAACCATGTATGATTCACGGTAAAATGGCATTTCGTTCTGAATGTCAGAGAATCCACCAACATCCCTTAACTCCGCCTGTGCGTCAAAGTTAGATGCCTTTAACGATACCGGAAGTCCGCTTTTGCCCTTGATAAATCTAAGGTCAAGCGAATCCTGCTTCCTTGTACCAAACTTCTGCCTGCCAAGATAAGGGGCAGAACCTAATGTCTTCTGATAATTATTCCACATTACACCGAGGCTTCTCGCTGTAAATGCTTCTGCTAATGGTAATGCCATAGTATTTTAACCTCCTATAATTACTCTGTTATTGGTTCTGCACCGTAGAATGTTACTCTAGGTGTTACTTTTCTAGCCGCATCTGCTATTGTTGGTGAAAGTGTCTTGACCTTTTCCCAGTCAATAGTTCCCTGATATACATAAGTTCCCGGTGCGTCTCCCTGCGTTACGTCCACATCTTCAAGCAGATAACCTAAGCACTTGTTATCATTGCTTGGGAATGGTGTTCCTGCCGGTACAATCTTTCTTCCGTTTCCGTCTGCCACCGACACCATAGACTGCGGAACTATGCACGCTGCTCCCTCATAAGGAAAAAACTTTAAAATGCCTTTACTCTGCGTAAAGTCTCTCTCAATAGGCTTACCCATTGTCTTTTACCTCCTATAACTTGTAATAATCTCTTGCCTCAACGCTTGGGGCTGCCGAACCAAAACTAATTGTTTCAGCGTTTGCTACATCGTTAGGCTTTTCTTTATTCTGACTGCCAGCACCGCCGCCACCCGGAACATCTGCATTTTTAGCAATTTCCTGAATCTTAGCCTGTACTGCTGCCGTCTCTCTTGCGGTGATAATCTCTGATACAGAATCAATAGCAGACCTAGCAAGCTCAAGGTTATCCTGAAATCCTGCTAATACCTTGTTTGCCGGTTCACCTGTCAATCCCTTTTCCGCCGCATAAGCCTTTATGTCTTTCTGAATGTTCTCACGCTGCAAGTTGGCTATCTGCTCTCTTAACTGCGTAAGCTCCTCTGAATTGTCAGGCTTAGTCTCCGGTGTGACTGCCTGCTGATTATTAGGTTGTGATGGTGTCTGTGGCTGCTGTGGCGTGTTATTGTGGAACTGATTAAGATAATTGGTTATCTGTGCCTCTGTCGGTTCATCAATCCCCAACGCAATTAAGTTCTGCCTTGCTTCTTCTCTTTTCATACGATTACCTCCATAATCTACATTTGTTGTCGCGGTTCTTTCCGCTTGGATTTTCGTTTTCCCATTTCACGCATGAGTGCATATAAAATAAAAGCAACCGCCGATTATTGCTCGGTAGTTGCTTTATTTTGCTGATTATTATTAAGTTGTTGAACTATCTCTTGTGCTTGCTTTTCCTGCTTCTCAACATCTGTGATAGTCTTATATAAGTTGTCAAGATAGCCCTTAGACATTAAGAACGTCTTTTCGGCATCCGCCCATAAACCAACCGTCTTAATTGCTACAAGCGGATGTATTCCGGCTTGAAGCAGAACTGTAAGCGTCTGCGCCTTAGTGTACATATTATCTTGCGGACTATGATTGATTTGCACATCAAAGTCCCTTATTGACAGCCCTAAGCCATTAGATAATCCTAATTCGTTGCTGCTGTCTCTAAGAATATTAAGGACCACCTTTGCAAGTCGCTTTTCAGCAGATTTAACAAGTGGGTCTTTGAGCTTGGCTCTCGACTTGGAGAAGTCCCAGCCATTTCTAAGTTCAACCGCTCCCTGTGTGTCACCGCCTGTGTTATTGTTATTCTTATTAGGAATAGCAAGTATTGACTGAACATTATCCCACAGGTCGTTTTTAGCGACCTGACACTGTGTCTGATTAAGCTCCTGTGTCATAATCTCGACATCAGACTTGTTGTCCTTATTGATAGACTTAACAACAAGAGCATGGCTCTCTTTCATTTTATTAAAAGTTTCTGTATCAACTTCACAGTTTACAAACTTAACCCAGTACTCAACAAACTGCTGTATACTGTCCATCCTGTTAGACTGCATATTGTTGATTGCATCAAGCATACCAATAACAAGCTCAATATCTGAAAGCCTTTCATGGTTGTTTGGAAATTCAACAATCGGTATCTCCTCGTATGTGTGGAGCTTGGCACTTACAACCTTGCTGTCAACAATCCTGAACGACATTGTGTCGGTAAAAGCCATTTTATACCAGTTTCCATCCTCGTCTTTAAGCTCCTGCACAGCAAGAAGTGGTTCCTCTGTGTTACGGTTGTATATGACGAATGTGTTAAGCGGTGTAGGTGCCACGATTCTAAATGGCATGTCACTTTTGTTTGTCCGTTGTGCCGCCTTAAATGACGTTCCTGTTGCTGATTGCCACTCGCCGCCCTTAATATCTTTTTCGTGCTTGTTCGCGTCAGCCATATAGTCATTAAGCTTGTCAACTGCTTGGTTGATTTTCTCGTCCTTAGAGCGACTGACATACTGTATCGGTTCGCCACAGGTCTGACCGACTTTGAATTGCACAATCTCGTATGCGTGGTTTTCGACTATGTAATTAGTTATATCTGCATTAGCCGTTTTAGTTCTGTACAACACCGGTTGGTCGCCTTTGTAGTAATCCCATAAGTACTTGAATATTGACTTATTCCAATAGAAAGCACTAATACAGTCTCCAATGACCTTGACAACATTATCTTTTGTGATTGTTTCAACATCGGTGTATGCAATTTTTCGCCCATAGCAACCTCTAACAAGGTCTTGAAGTGTTCCACGGTTCATTAGTTATCTGCTCCTTATAGATATGTCATGCCACTTGCTGTTTTTCTTTGTTCCCATGGCTTTATGTCCGTAACGCTTGTATCAGTGTGATACACAACTTTCTTGTGGCACTTGCGGCAACCGACTATTATATTTCCCGAATATTTTCCGTCCCACTCCGCAACCCGGCGGTGGCATTTGGGACAGTATATTTTGCATTTATCTTTTTTCATAAATTACCTTTCACGCAAAAAGCACCGCCACTAAGACGGTGCTTTCCAAATAGGAGTGAATATTAAGCTCTTGAACGAACTTTTTTCAAGTATAACTATAACATATCGTCAAGCGGACATATCGGACAACTTTAGTTGCTTTTCAGAAACCTCTCGCATGCTTTCCTCACGCTGTCCTCTGTATTGCCACCGCCTATATGGTCTGCAACCTTATTCCATGACATATTTTCGAGGTATCTGAGATTTATTATCCTTCTCATGCGGCTATCAGGTATGTTCGCTATAAACTGTTCGACTTCGTTTGTCTTTGTAAGCAAATCATCTTCAAGCAACTGTAAAGTGGTTTTCCTTGAATAAAGCAAAGTCTTTTTGCGACTATATTCAGGATATGGAACGCCATCAATTCGGAAATGTTGCGTGCCACCAAACCCACCAGTGACACTGTCAACAACTTTCTCTCCGTCCTCTATCCTCTGAATATCTGCTTCCAATCGGTCAATTTTGGCTCTTACTTCCCTGATTTCATCTTTAATGTCGATATATTGAGATAAGATACTTTTTGTCGTCATAGTGTCACCTCCTGAATGGATTAACTGCTGCTTCACATTTAGCTACTAAGCTACCTCTTGTAACGAAAAGGCAAAAGTTAGCCAAGCCGTCCGGCACATCGTCATGGTCATTTTTGCCGACTACTGAATAAGTCAAAAGCCACGACATCATAACTCCGTAATCTTCTTTAGGCTTATATTTTTCTTTGTCCCTGAAAAGGACGTGTTTCTTGACCCAATCGGCATTAACAATAATTCTTGTTTCCTTGTTTGTCTCGGTCGGCTTATCTGTGATATTGCATCTTCCACCCATTTCCTCAACTCTTTGAGCAACTTCATAGGATACTCTGTCTCCTCCTGAATTGCTCTCGAACTCGCACTGTTGCATTTTGTGGTCTACAATGATGTTAGATAAGCGGCTATACTGTATGCCGTAATCTGTCGTATCATCGCAGATGCAATCAACCAAGTAAAAATCGTTGTCGAACTGGTACATACAAGGCAAGAACATAAAGTCGGTTCCTTTGTTCTTAACATCGCAGATTCCGAGGATTGCATCCGGCTCCCTAAGTGGCATTGACATAAAACGTCTAAGGTCGTCATCATGGTAAAGTAGTCCTTCACGCTCAACTGGCTCATTTTTGTACAAACAACGATATGAAATATCGTCCATAGTAAGCTCTTGGTCGTGGAAAAACTCAACCGACATTCCATTATATTTGTAGTCAAAATTACTTCTTCCTGTAACCGGGTCAATATCAGGAACCGCGATAAAACGAACCCTGTCGCTTTTGGCGTAAATTCTTTGTAATCTCCCTATAACATCGTGTACACTCCAACGTGTAGCAATATGAATTTCCTTAACTTGCTCATTCAGCTTTCTTTGCCTTGCATCAGTTCCATATATACGCCACAGCTTATCAAGTGCTTTCTTATTAAGTGCTTCTTCAATACCACTAACAAGGTCATCACAATACAAATATCTGTTACATCTAACCTTACCGGCATTCTTACTGCCGACAGATGTACATTGTATATTTGAGAATGCTTTTGGCTTGTCAAAATTGATACGCTGTCTTTTTGCATCTGTATTTTGCAGTTTTACGTCAGGAAAAATTTCGCTCCATGTGTATTCTTCGCTATTGGTAGTTATATCAAGAACTCCATCATAAAACATTCTTGTAATGTCGTCAGAGTGTGAGAAAAACAAGCTATAATCTTTCGGGTGTCTACCTATTATCCATGAGCAAAAAAACTTCTCTAACGTGGTTTTCTGTGTGCCGGGTGGCATTGAGATAGATAAAAGGTCAAGCTTATCATCTTCGAGGTCTTGCAAAGCTTGAATCAGACCATGCCTGTTTAACTGTTCCATTTTCGGGGCATAAAATTTTTCTTCTTCTTGCCTATTTTTTTCGAGATACAGTAGATAACTGTGGAAAAGATATGGTGCCTCTAATTTCAACAAGTCATAGTACTTGTCAAGGATTTGGTAATTTTTCTTTGTTTGGTTAGCCAGTGAATCCAAATCCCATATAGACATCTTAGCCAAACTTAGCACATACTGTTCTATAAGCTCTTTAGAGCGCTTAGAAATCTTTAACCCATACTCTGTATCCTTTTCGTTCAGATACGCCGTTTTTGACGCGTCTATGTATGCTCCGATTACCTTATCATCTATTCCGCTTTGCTTTATGTAGTTTTCGTATCCTTGGATTGTTTGCTTCAGATATTCAGATGCCAAAAGAAAAGCACCTCGCTTTCACAGCAAAGGCGCTTATAGACCTCTGCCTATAATTTTTCTAGGTTAGCGACTACAATCAATCTGTAGCCGGTAATATGCGTAGTCAGTAGTAAAAGCTATTCTTAGCACACCAATATTGTACGCACCTCTTGGTGTTTCGGAAATTATTTAAAGACTATTTTCTTCGTCTTGTTTTAGGGTAGCGACTAACTCTGTTTGTTAGCCGGTAAGTTTCTATTTCATTTGTTTTAATATGCTTTCACAAAAACTTATATGTCTTTCAAGTAGCATTGTTTTCACAATCTCGCCCTTTTTTCATGCTATTTGCTAATGATTTTGTTTCCTCTAGGACTTTCACTGCTAAAGCTTTTGAAAACTCTATATTGTCTTTAGGGTATCTTCCTAAGATTGATTTTGCGTACTCATTAACTGCATCAACAGAAACATCAATACCCATTACTTTTCCAGATACCTCAACACATTCTGTTCTCTTTTCATCATTTGTGCATTTATTGTCTTTGTTGTGCCGGCAAGTAACAAGATTACAATTATTCTTAATGCTCATTTCAGTCACCCAAGCACGCCTATTTCATGCAAGTTTACAATGTTGATTTCTGCATCTTGCTCATATTGTACATCAGCAATAAGGTTTATATTGACCATTGGAAGGTTTCCGGCATAATGTTCTATTTTATACGAACTACACAAGCACTGTTCGCCATCAATTGTGACTTTAGCGCATTCCCTGTGTCCTTCTATTGCTTCTACTTTGAATTTATGTATATTACTCATTCTTCCACCAACTTTCTACCGCAGATAGGGCAATAGGCTATTTCCATTACCATTTCAACATTCATATCTTTACCGCTACACACAGCAAAGGGCGGACATTTATTCAAATCGCATGTAATTACAGGTTTATTTGACAACTTATCAATCTTAAATTTGCCATAATGTGTTATGACAGGAAATTTTTCCTCACAAAATTCGCACATGCTTAAATCCTCGTAAAAATGTCCATATCGTAGTTGCCCCTAACGTAGTCAACAGCCTCTTGAAGCTTGCTTTTTACAAACTCGTACTCAGCAAGCTCAGGGTGGATATGGAGCATACAACTGTTCTTCTTGCCCTTGGACTTAAATTTCTTGTAGTCGAAAACCATGACAAAAAGTGGTATCTGCGTCAAGTTCTTTGTTTTCTTTTTTATCCACAAATTAAACAGTCTTTTTAGCAATTCGCTCAAACTCATTCACCTCATTCCTTATCAGCTCACCTATGAACTCACAGTTGCCGTACTTCTTGCCAAGCTCACTTGCTTCTTGGATTATATTGTTCCAGAGTTTATCATCAGCAAAGCTTATCTTGTCTATGTACTTCTTGTGAAATGTCCATATATCTCTATACATGCCAAAATAATCCATGTTAAGTCTCCTATAATCGGATAGGAAGGATTCGAACCTCCACTAAGCAATGCTCGACAGATTGCTTGTTTTTACCTCAAACTACTATCCGTTGTACAGTTTCTTGCGTGACCAGCTCCAACTCTTTTCATATTCAAGTTAAAACTAGCCACACAAGCATTTTAATTATTTCAGCAGGGACTACTGCAACGCCTGCTTATCGGACGTGCTCCGCTCGCATAACAACTATGCTTTTTACTTTAGGAGTATTACCCCTCTCCGTCAGGGCTTGCCGCACAGAACATCCATCCTGCCCAGCCGGATTCGAACCGGTTTATTCTGTTAAATACTCCTTACGCCAACAACAGGATTTGAACCTGTACAACATTTCTGTTGGATAGCTTAGCAAGCTACTGGAATACCATTATCCCATATCGGCAAGCGGTGGGTTTTTTACTTGGTTATCCCCACCCAAGGATTTTTTAGTCAGCCGCAAGCGGCTCAATCCAGTTCCCTGCGCTAGGTTTATCTAGAATATTAACTAGCGTCTGCATTTCTCTAATAAACGCCCTCGGAGTGTACTGGCAATATCACCAACTGGCAAGGTGGGAATTGAACCCACGACAAGTCGGTTAACAGCCGACCGCTCTACCGCTGAGCTACATGCCAATGTCCGCCCTTGATTTACTTGCTGGACGGTAGCAAGACTACATTACTACTTTAAGAGGTGGTTTGCCCATAAGGGCAGTCGAGACGGCAAGACTTACACTTGCGACCTTCTACACGTTGTTGTTATGTAGATGCTCTCCTCGCTGAGCTACGCCTCATTAGTACAGACAATGCGACGAGAATCTTTGCAAGCCCCGGCTTGCAGCGTTTTTGCCTGTACTGTTGCTATTCTTTTAGCGTGTTATGGAACGCTGGGGAACTACAGCAACAAAACCCGAAAACCTATCGAGCCTTGTGACGGCTCTTAACAGCATTCCGCTAATAGGTGGAGTTTATGAAACAACATGACTTAAAAGTCCGATGGTCATATAAATGACCGAACTGGGCTAGTCGGATTCGAACCAACGAATACAGCAGTCAAAGTGCTGTGCCTTACCGCTTGGCGATAGCCCAATCACTTTTTGAGTAAATCCTTGACAAGCAAATAGAATATAAGCACAAGTAGCTCATTAAAAATAAATATGCCAGATGTTACAAGCATGAGCAGTATTATTGTCCACATTGATTTTTACTCTTTTCTTGGTGCTCAAATTGGCATCTGAGCATATCCGCCACATACTCACGCTCTGTGCCTATGCCGTGACCTTTAAGGAATAGCACACACTCAAATATGTTGCCGCAACGTGAGCACTCATCATTTATCTCTCTGCCTTGATATTTCATCTAACGACCTCTTTATTGCCTCATTTAAGGCTTTTTCTGATTGCTTAGCGCCTAAGTTCATACCGAAGCTGATTACCCTGATTAAAACCGATATACCGATTGCCACGAAGCACCATACAGGAGCTTCAAGCATACATAAAATTCCAAATACTACCAAATCCGTTATCATATATCACCCTCCGTCCTGTTGTTAGCTCTGTATGTGTCAAAGCCCTTGGGATAACGTGCCTTGAGCTTATCAATGTTCGTCTGCATGACATCATCAAGCGTAAATCCGCAAGCGTCGCATATCATTGTCAAGTACCATGCGCAATCACCCAGCTCCTTTTTGAGGTGTTCAAGGTCTATGCCTTTTTCGTGGAATATGCCTTTCTTTACGAGGTCCGATACCTCACCGGCTTCACCTGTAAGTCCCAATGCTCCATTAAGCAACTGTGATACCAATATGTCGCCCTGATTTGCTATTGCGTCCTCTAAACGCAGCCTATTAAGTCCATCGTTGGTTCTCATTGCCAACTGCTGATATTCGTTACCTGTCATCTTGCTATTCCTCCAAACAAAAGTCTAAATGTTTCCTTGCCTTTTACGGTCACATAGGTCTGTACATTGGAGTACCCAAAAGGTGTCGAAAAATCTTTCAGCTGGAACAATCCATCTTTGCGATACTTTTCATAAGGCTTCAACGAATTGTGCTTATCTCGGTACAGATAGCCACTTTCCACAAGCCATTGCGTGAACTGCTGCGGCGGAATGTGTAACTCTTTTGCTGTGTCTCTGAAAGTTGTTAAAAGCTTGCTATCCACAAGATTGTCAAAATATTCCGCTTTAGGCTTCATCTCAGCAATCTTTGCTTCTTTTTCCTCAATAATCTTATTTGCAACAATCAAAGCGTTTGCGACAATCTGTTCCGGCGTCATCTGCTCCTGATTCTGTATGTAACCGCCGTTCTTACGGATAGATGGGAGAATTTTCTCCACCACCCAATCAGAAAATTTTTCAGCAGATGGGAGCTGGCTTTTCATTGTAAGCCGGTACAGGTCTGATTCTGGAACAAAATTCATCACCATCACAGCTCCGCTTCCGTTTACCGGTACTCCGTGTTTTACGGAGTGCTTACAATGTCTCGACACTGCGTCTTGCGGTTTGGCATATCCAAGTGCTTTTGCTACATCAGTTCCAGCGAACCACGGCTCATCATTAATCACAACCGTTCTAATCGAACCAAATTCCGGGTTTTCAAAGATTTTTAAATCATTCATTGCTTATACCTGCCTTTTCGATATTGCCTTAATGTTATGGCATGAAAACTGTTAAGGCTTACAGCTTGTCAGGTGTACATCCCTATCCATGCCATGTAAAAGGTCTTTTTATTTTTGTCGGAGTTTTTGGCACTTAGAGGGGGGCATATCCGGCAATCATATAACCCCCACCCCGGCTGATTCCATGCCATCAGTCCATTTATACACAATTCCCAAACAATTCATACAATAGCGTTATCGTTCCATTCTGTTCTGCTCAACTATTCGTTAAACCTAACTTTTGCGAATAGTTTACAATGGGCTACAAGTCCGCAAACCATTGTAAATAGGGCATTTGCAAATTGTATTAAATTGTGTGAAAACTGTATGTGATAAAACATCAATTATCACTGTCTATTATTGAGCTATTATCTGACAGCTCAAGCGGTCTCGGCTGCTGTCCGAGCTGTATCAGGGCATCGGCTCCGAGTGCTTCGGCTGGCTTCTCGACCTTAACACCCGGCATGTTCCAGTGGTGAACTTTATTCAGCTTCGGCAGGATCTTCATCGGGTTATTGCGACGGTCTTTCATCAAGTTAAATAAACTCTCCTCGTTGTCCTGCATGATTTTTTCGTGAAGGTCAGAACGCTGAGAGCTTAGCGAACCGCTCGCCCAGTCGTAGAGCGTCTGTTTATGTATGCCGACCATATCAGTAAATCCCTTTAATGTCACTTCCTGACAGTGACTATTACACAATCGCTTATATATATTATTATAAACATATTCCACTTTGCTAATATCATAATCGTTATACAAAGGGTTATCTTTTTTGAGAACTCTATTACATGGAGCGAATAAGACTACATTAAGTTCTGTTATAATATCAGCCCAAATAGATGGATAAATGTAATCGTATTCATCTATGTTGTGTCTATTACAGTAATTAGTGACTATATCACTAGCGACTATACGCATATCGTCTACCGTTCTAATCGTTTGGGTATCATATATAATATTATTATCATTCACGATATTTTCACCTCCACTGTTATAATCTCCGGGTTATCTCTCACACATGAGATTATCATAGCACTTGATATAAGCCTTGCCTATATCGAAAATCTATATAAAATATAACTTTGGGGTATTTAATCATAGTACTTTGGTACTAATCGCATATACAGTATATAATTATGTACGTTTTTTTAAGAACTGATTATTTATTTACACATTCTCATTAATCTTATCTTGTCTAATCTTATCTTCTCTAGGCTACATTCTGTTGACAGTTTGTATACAGATTTTATCACGTTAATACAATGATGTGGGTTGTGCTCATCTGCCCGGCAGCCCTATATATTATATTTAAATATATAGGGCTCAGGCTCTTAATCTATGACAGTAAATTTATAATAATATACGATACATAAATAACTTAAAGACATGGGATTAAATAAGATACATTGTTGAGATATTAACAGAACGACAAAAAGACCATATAACAGATTGTTATTGGTCTAAAATTATAGGTGTGTGAGATATGCGGTTGTCAATGTGCTATTTGCGATACTGCCATGAGTTCTTCGCCCTCGCCCGTCTATGATATTATCAGTTAGCCGCGGACTTGTCAATGCTTAAAATACATCAATATACTATCTGATACGTTGACAATCAGCCGTAAATCATGTATGCTGTGAGAGCTGGAAGTGCTGACCGTTAATGTCGCTTGGTATCGTTATTAAATCGGTCGTGACTTGGCAGGAGCCATTATTATTTAATTTAATAGGCACTTTACAGCAGAAAACGAACCGGGAAAGTTCTTAACCTCGCCCGGTTCGTTTTTTAATTATTTAATTAAACAAGATAGTACCCGGCTATCTCGCAGTTGCCGTCCTCGTCCACCGGTGTGTACGCTGGGCGGTAGCGGTCGCCGTTCTCCAGTGTGTACTGCTCGCCGTTCCACTCAGAGCGGAGCAGTGCAGTTCCATTCTCCAGATATGCGTCTACTTCTCCCGATGTGTACACGTCCGGGAACGCCTCCGTGAACTGGCGGAGTGTTAACTCTGATAACAGCTCCATGCTGTTCCCTCCGTTCTCGGAGACTGTCACTGCTCCGTTCTCCTCTTCTACATAGTTTATAATCTTAGCCATAATATGACCTCCTTTAATTTTTTTTTTAAAAGCAACCCGGGGAATCGAACCCCGGCAGTGCGCTGCCTTCAGCGATTGCCTATTCCTCGTATTCCTCGCCATCGTCATATATAGTGTATACGATGGACTCTCTCGCAAGGTCATACACTTCTGCCTTGTGATAATTGGATGTCAAAGAGACAGCCCAGCCCTTGGCGTCCTTCAACTCTGCAAACTCGGCAACCTCGTTGCCGTCCGCGAATACGCGGTATCTTAAATCTTCATCTGCCATATTGGAACCTCCCTTTTAATTTTTCGTGCAACAAACACACGTTCGGAAATTCTTATTTTCTCCCTTCCGACATCATTATAATAGCATAAGTGCATTAGAATGTCAAGTATATAAGTGCATTATTTTCAATTATTTTTATACTTTTCAATCCGCCCAAGCTCCGCAGCAACTACCTCCTTAATGAATGCGCCCGGTTTGTCAATTCCAAGCTCCGCCATCTTGGCGCGGGTCCCTGCTGGAAATATGACATTAATGCGGTCGTTGTTCTTCTCGTACCGCCGTACAGCGTCACGCTGTGACTGTGGTGTTTTAGGCTCGTCTATTTTATTCATTATATAATACCTCCTGTCTTTTAATGTCTCATATTATAATATAAGTGCATGAGACTGTCAAGTCTATAAGTGCATTATACACTTTGCACAACATATAAGTGCATTATTTGTGAATGTTGCATATTGTATAAGTGCATTATATATGCTATTATAATATCAACGAAAGGGAAATAGAACAGATACAGAACATGTGTTTGCTGTACCCTAAAATAAGGAGGTAGTCAATTATGACAGATTTACAGCTTGTAGATGTTAAAAAGACGATAAGAGCAGCCTTTAAAAATCAGTTTGGTTTTGCTCCATCATCAAACTCAATCGCAGTGCTTGAAGGCAGCTACGACCATGAACATGAGGATAGGTGTACGTGGTTTGAGCTGACATTCAGCGTTGGCGGAAAAAGCTGGTACCACAGCACGATAACCGGTGAATTAAAACGCGCTGAGTGGATGGATTAGCCGAAACGCTCCGCTTGGAGCGTCAGCCGTGGGACGGTCTCCCGGCTCTGATGATGGCAGACTAAAAAGGCGGTTGCTGCTCTACCAAAGTTTACAACCGCCACCAATCAAAAAAGAAAGGTAGCTATATTATAGCACAGGTAAAAAGAAATGAGAAGAACAAACAGCAAGGAAGTTAAGGCAGCAGTTAGAAATTATTTAACACAGGTTGCACAGAGTGAAGAGCTTAACACAATTAATGATATTAAGAACAAGTTTATAAATGAATACGGCTGGGCAGTCGCAAGACTTGGAGAGCGTAGCGCTTGTATAGAATGGCTGAAAGGCTTAGGCGTTAGCGTTGATTATAGTTATTACGATATTATTCAACTTATGGCTGAATGGTTAGACGAAAGCACAGAAGAAGCTGAGAAATGGCTTGATAAACGCGGCGATGGTCTTTATTGGGATTTATTGGCTAGAGAGATTTTGGCAAGCAAATAACAGGCAAGTGACGGCAGGTGCCAACATGGGCGGTTCGATTCCGCCCGTCACTTTTCAGCCGATAAAATCGGCTAGATAATTAAATATATGGAGGCATTAAAAATGGCTTTTGAAAAAAGACTTGATATCATCAATTTAGGAGGGTGCGCAGCTCCGACCACTGAATTACTTGACGCAATTATATCAAGCAACAGTTTCGGACGCGCTGTTTACGTTTGCAACATGTCTGAAAAAGAAGTTGAGACGTTGATGTATGCGGTCATCGGTCGTTCGTGGAGATGCAACCAGCACGTTTCAGTTGTTGCTGGATGCGACTGGATTTTTGTTGAAAAAATAGAGGAGGACGACAATCGACTGGTTCGTTATGAATTTAATGACGAAGTTTCGGAAGAGCGT